TATCTAAAATCTGTTGTGCCACCTCTGGGTCTGTACCTGTGGATTTTGCACGTTCAATAAATTCACCTGTGATTTGTTGCATTAAATCATGGTCTTTTTTACCGATGGCTCTACGAACCGTATCAGCTTCTGCCATACTGTAGCCACCAATAACTTGAACTACTTTCATGATGTCTTCTTGGTATAACATAATACCATATGTTTCCGAAAGTACACCTTTTAGTCGTTCATCCAAGTATTCAAACGGTTTACCATTTCTTCGGTCAATGAACTCCTGTAATGTACCACCGAGAATACACGCTGGTCGATACAAGGCAACTACAGAAATCAAATCGACAAAAGACCTTGGAGCAATATCTTTAAGAACCTTAATCATTCCCGGTGATTTCATTTGAAACACACCCAATGTATCACCTTTTCGCAATAACTGTAAAGTCTTTTCATCATTCCAAGGTAAATTAATTAAGTCAAGTGTTTCTTTGACACCAGCCATCGTTACACAATCGTCAATTACATCCAAGGTTCTAAGACCAAGAATATCCTCTTTTAGAAAACCCATAGACTCTAAATGTTTAAAGTTTGTGGATGCCACAAATGTTTCTTCTTTTGTTTTAGAATCTTTTTGCATTTCTAAAGAACAATACTTGGTAATATCTTGGTTTGAAACAATGACTGCCGATGCGTGTTTACCAAAGCCAGTCATAATACCGACCAACTGTTTTGCTAGAGAGAACATCTCTGGATGTTTACCATCGTTTACATGGTCAAGTTTGGCATACTCTAGGTCGTTATCGTAATAGTCTTCATCATCATCGAACGATACGCCCTTGATTTTCTTTGAGTAGGCATCTGCAATTGTATGGTCTATGTTTAAACAACGTGCGGCTTCTTTTAAGGCACCAGATGCTTTCATGTATGAAAATGTACGACATTGGTATACATATTTATATTTTTCTTCGAGATATTGAATGACTTCTCCACGTCTTGTCTTAGAGCAATCGTTGTCGATGTCGGCTGGAGATACACGGTTTGGATTTGCAAACCGTTCAAAATACAAGTTATTTTTAATAGCATCCAAACCGACAATATCGAGTAAATATGCACACTCACATCCTCCAACAGAACCACGCCCCACGCTTGAAACAGGGATTCCACGCTTACGACAAGCATCGAGTAAGTCTTTGGTAATCAACAAGTAGTCCATATACCCAACTTGTTCCAAAATATCAATCTCGTGCAACACACGCTCGTCGACACGTTTCTTAAATTCTGGTGTTACCTTGCCGATGATTTTCTTCTTATATCCCTGGCGTAACGCATCTAAAAACACAGGCTTGACATCACCATCTTTAACAAACTTTGGGTACACATCAAGGTTGAAATCAATCTGTGTATTACACTTGTCAAAAATAACATTTGTATTGCCAATCATTGTTTGAACCATATCTTTACCAAATTGTGGTTCAAGTCGGTCAAACACTTGTGTTTCCGATTGTATAAAGAAATCGTTTGAACCATAGTATTGGTCTTCGTCATCATCTTGTGAACGACCACGGAACGCCTTATGTAAAGCATAATCTTCTTCATAGACATAATGAGAATCACAAGCGGCAATCAATGGTACATCATATTTTGCACCCATTTCTGCAACCATCGCATTGAACCGTTTTTGGTCTTCATGCTGATACGTATGGATTTCAAAATACAAGTCATCACCGAAGATGTCTTTGAACTGTGGAATTAATGATTCACGATTATCACCTTTTAACCATCCACCCATGCAAGCCGATGTACAGATTAAGCCATCGGAGTATTTGCGTATCATATCCAAGTCACATCTTGACTTATAATAATAATGCTGGTGGGCTTCCGTTGTTAACCCGAATAAGTTCTCAAGACCAACTTGGTTCTTCGCAAGGAATAATATATGTGAATACGATTTGTCTTTAATGGTTACATCATATGTATAATACAGCTCTGACCCCATCAACAACTTTAAACTCGTGCCATGTTTCTTGTTATATTTCTGCAGATGTACATACGTATCAATCAACCCAGAACAGCCATTGTGGTCTGTGAGTGCAAATCCACGTTGCCCCAATTCGTGTACACGCTGGATAATACCATCTACGGAACTGATTGCATCTTTCATCCCATAGTTTGAAAACTGCGAGTGTAGATGTGTGTGAATAAAATTATCTGACATATTGCCTCCTGTTACAATTGCTATTGTAAAAATTTTCATTTACCCTATTGACAGTATACCACACATTGTGCGACAATACAAGTGCGGAAAGTTATACCGCAAAGTTTTTTTTACAAAAGAGGACAAAAGCATATGGCAAAAACAGTCGAAAAAATCATTGATGTAATGACTCCAGTTGGTGAGTCTGTGTTCTGCAAGATTAATGGTGTCGTTGACGATTACATGGGTCAAAATAAATATACTATTACCATTAAACTTGAAGAGTCAGATGCCAAAGCATTACAAAAACAGTTGATGGACATTTGGGAAAACTCCGACACTCACGATGCTAGAGTTGATGAAGAAAAAGAAGTTGACCGTCCTAAGTTCCCATTAACTAAATCTAAGGAGTACGGATGGCAACTCAAGGCAACTACCAAGACTGAGTTTACAGACAAAAACGGTAATGTTCATGAAAACATCATCCAATTAGTCGATGGTAACAAAAAACCAATGGACACTAAAACACAAATTTGGAAAGGCTCTAAAGTTGCATTGTGGCTTGGTGCTAAACCATATGAAACACCATCTATGTACGGTGTGTCTTTAAAACTCAAAGGTATTCAAGTTATCGACTTAATCACAGGTGGCTCTGGTGGTGCGTTCGGTGGTTCTGCATCCGATAGTGTTCAGTCCTTTGGTGGCTCTCCAATGGCAGAAACATTTGATAACTCTGAAGACATTCCATTTTAATTAAAACCAAATATTGAGAACCAAAATCAACCCAAGTCAAATACGGCTTGGGTATTTTGGCGTTCAAACAATGTTGTATTTTTGTCTAAAATTTTATGTAAAAGTGTGAGATTTATCCTTGACAAATTTAAACTTTTGTGATACCCTATCAAACCTTAGTATTAATACATAAGAATATACCTTAGAATTAATACATAAGTATACTTGTGTTTGAATACTTTTGGATTAAAACATTGGTATGAATACATTGGTTATTCATACCTTTGATTTAAAACAATGGTCTTAATACACAAGTTCCCTATACATATGTTTTCACTCTCTGTTTTTCTACTTAAGGTATTCATACAGTAGTGGAATACTTGTTTGATAACTTATGTATTCTCACTACGTTCGAATACATAAGTTATACGACAAACCATATGAATTGCTTCGCAATAATCGGCAAGCCGATTGTATTTTTCTTAGTCAGACAAAACTTTCTTGACTTGGTAATACAGGTGTGATATAATGATGGTACAACAAGTCAGAAACAAACTATTAGACCGACAGGAGGAACAAAACATGGCAACAGACTTTGAACAACAAGAACCAAAGAAAAAAGCATGGACACTTGCCATGCAATACTTTAAGAAGTGTACCAAAAATGGTGCGTTCAAGAATAACAAACCAACATCTGAGTTCTTTAAAGTTCGCTCATTCTTTATGCAGATTGACGAAAACTCTATGTTGAAATTGCATAAATACATGAACTCGTTGGAATACAAAGAAATGTCTTTAACCGACCTGTTCATTAAAGCAAACGAGTTAAATGCAGTACAGTTCGCAAAAGCCAATACAAATAAAACTGTCAGAGAACGCAAACAGTTTGACATTAATAAATGGCTAGACGACAATGCGTAGGGTTAACCAACTAGGTTTCTTGGTTGTCAATAAAAAGAAACCAACACCTAAGAGAAAAATCGAAGATGTCAACCTAAATACATTTATGTCACGACTTAACAGCCATAAATATCTGGCAAAAGTAAAAACTACTGATAAAGAAGAAGTGTTTCTTAAACTTGAGTCTATTGCAGATACTCATAAGCCTTTTGACTATCAGTTAGTTGGTAATGCACTCAGGGTTGTATTTGAAGAAGAACAAAAACCTTTTGCAAGAAATTGGAATGTTGAACATATTGGTTTTGGCTCATATCAAAGAGACAAGCGTTCATACTTGTTCATTTTTGACTATGGTAAGAACGAAACGTTTATCTTTATTATCCGTAAGCCATATCCAGAGACAGAGCTTGAGATATGGGAAATGTCAGATTTAAACTATTGGGGGTAACATGAAGATTGAAGATAACTTGAGATACTTTCATTTATTGTATTCCTTAGATATACGCAAGAATTTAATAAAGTTGATGGAGTTGATTTACGAACATGGGTATCAAACAATACAACCAACAAATGACGGTTTATTGATTCTATCTAATGGAGAATACTTGACATCCCTTAGACATAAAGACTTTTGCTATCTTAGTGAAAAATCTGCCATGACACATAAACAAATGCCTGTGTCGCAATTCATAAACAAACGCAGAGCAACAATTAAAGGTTCATTTGACAACGCTAAGGAAATTACTAATAGTATTGAAACATCGTACAAACAATTATTGAGCGTTATGGAAACCATAGAAAACCCATACAGTCCGTTTGAAGAACTGTATTTGGTTGACCGTGAAAGAGTGGTTCGCAACTGTACTATTGAGCCTAAATTCATTACACACGTTGAACCAATTAGTGAATATCTACCGCTTATAGAAGTCAGAGACAACAAGCCAGTTCCTGTTAGAGAGCTAGTAAACACATTGTACTTGCTAAAGTGTTGTTTTGATGATACAATAGATTATGAGATGAATACATTAATTAAAAAACTACAGGAGGAATATAATTGGTATGAACACAATCTCAACACTTAAGTATAAAATCGACATACAAGAACTTGTGGAAGAATACACCACGTTATCACGAAACGGTGGCAAAGTACCACGAGGAACCTGTCCGATTTGTCATGGTGATAACCCAACAGAGTTTTGCATCTTGGGCGACAGATATTATTGTCACCGATGTGGTTCATCTGGCGATGCCATCGGTTTCTATGCCGAAGTAGAGGGTCTTCCGTTCTATCAAGCGGTAGAAGCCTTGGCAGAAAAGTACGAGGTATCAACAGACGACCCAACGTACCAAAAGCAGAAAAGCATCGTAGGACAAAACACCAAGGTTGCCATGAAGTATCATAAAGCCGTTGATGCCGTTCGTGAATATATGAATATTAAGCGTGGCATCAATAATGAGACTTTGGAAGAATTTCTAATTGGTTATGATGCTGGTGGTTTCTTAGGAGTGCAATCATCTGGTATTGTTATCCCAATTCAAGATGCCTATGGTCGTATAGTTGGGTTTTCCAAAAGACGGCTCGAAGAAACCAACGAACCAAAGTACAAGAACACAAGAGAAGACGATGTATTCATTAAACGACAACTGCTGTTTAATTACCATCGTGCCATCAAAATGTTAAAACCAAATGGTATACTGCATGTTGCCGAGGGTTATCTCGATGTTATGTCAGCACATCAACAAGGCGTACCATGCGTTGGTTATCTTGGTGGTCGTTTGACAAAAGACCAAATTGGTTTACTATGGGAGTTACAAAAGAGATATAATGGCGATATTACCTTTGCATTGGCTGTTGACAATCCAGAGTGTGATGCAACAGGGCGTAAGGCATTGTTAAAGACACGAGAAGACATCAATAAGTACGCACCAGAATTAAACGTGCGTGTTGTTAAATATCCCAAACAGGAGGTTGAAGAATGAAAATAAAAGTCGTATCTTATGAAGATTTATTCGGTTCAAACGATATAACCGCTTATTGCGAAGATAAAGCCATTGTGAAAGACGGTAAGAAGTACTTTTCTTTAGATGTGCTGAATGGAACAGTTTTTGATTACTTGGGAGAATGGGTACAGGAGGTTGAATTTTGATTAACGTATTAATTGCATGCGAGGAGTCTCAAACCGTTTGTAAGGCTTTTAGGGAACTTGGGTTTAACGCCTACAGTTGTGACTTGGTGGAGTGCTCTGGTGGATATCCTGAGTGGCACATTATGGGTGATGCACTAGAAGTCATTAGGAATAACGGTGGTATAACACAAGATGGTACACGAGTTATGGTTGACAAATGGGATTTAATGATTGCACATCCACCATGTACATACTTGACATCTAGTGGTGCAAAATGGTATTATCATCCTGAGGACAAACATCTACCGATTGAACAACGCAGACCACATCCAAAGTTTCCAAATCGTAAGAAAGACCAAGAAGATGGTGCAAACTTCTTTATGGCTCTTATGGATGCAAACATTGACTATATTGCGGTAGAAAACCCTGTTGGTGTTATGTCAACGAGATACCGCAAGCCAGACCAAATCGTTCAACCATTTATGTTTGGAGACCAAGCACGAAAAACAACATGTTTATGGCTGAAAGGGTTGCCATTATTAGAACCTACGAATGTCGTAGACGAGGGTGAGACACTTACTTTTAAAAGCGGCAAACGGATGCAAAAGTGGATTTCAGATGCATTAACCGAAACAAAGACTGCCGAAGAACGCAGACGTTTACGCTCTAAGACTTTCAAGGGTATGGCAGATGCAATGGCTAAACAATGGGGTGACTACATTAAACAACAGGAGAGAAACAAATGAAAAAACTAATTGAACAACACCCAGTATTTACCTTTCGTGTTCTGTATTGGACACTATATGTGATTTTACTATTGGTGTTAAATATGCAACAACCAACGCTAATTGCATTAACGATTGGCATCTTTGGCATCCTGAGTGTATGCCGAATGGTGACTGCGTTGGTTGCCATGGTGTTGGTTAAATACAAAGGTTATGACTTTGATGTTACACCACACAGCTTATTAGAGATTAACGATAAGTACATCGGTTGATTTATTACAGGAGGAAATCATGAAGTATACAAACGGAAACGCAAGCGTGTGGCTTGACTTACGAGATGGCACACGCATTATTGAATACCCAGACAACGAACCGCTAACACTACAGACACCACTCAATATTGATATTCGTGTTTCTACACAATGTCCATATGGTTATAACGTGGAAACGCAGAAATCTACTTGTGCATTTTGTCACGAATCTGCATTGGTTAGCGGAGTAGAATGTCATTATGGTATTCTGCAACAGGTATTGATGGACGCAAAATTACCACGTGGGACAGAAATTGCCCTAGGTGTCAATCAAATTACAGACGACTTAATGCAGTTCGTCAAGAATTTATGGAAACTTGGTTTGGTTGTCAACATTACAATGAACGAGCGTTATATTTTGCAATATGGCGACACACGGCTTAAAGAGATGATGCCATATGTATATGGTCTTGGTATCTCGTATCGTTCGTTACAGGGTTGTTTATCGCTACCAGATTGGATTGCAGAATATCCACATACTGTTATCCATGTGATTAATGGTATTGATGATTTTGACGATGTAAAAGAGCTATCTGTGAAGTACCGTAAGTTACTAATCTTGGGTGAAAAAGACTTTGGGTTTAACCGTGGTAAAGTTGATTTAAACACACCAGAACACAAACAATGGAAATCCAATATAATGCAACTCACAGAAATTTTTGACATTGTATCTTTTGATAACTTGGGGTTGCAACAATTGGAAATCCGTGGTAAGATAACAGATGAGGAATACAAATCGTTTTACCAAGGCGAACATTCCATGTATATCAATGCGGTGGAACAATATTTTGCTCCATCCAGCCGAACACGGAATAACATCAAACGTTTTGATGAAACTGATTTACGTTCGTATTTTCATTTTTGCGAATCACAGGAGGTGTCGCATGATTCTTAAGCGAGTAGGCGTATTTGAAACCAACAGTTCTTCTTGTCATTCTATGGCATATGTCGCAAGATTACAATTGGCTAAACCGCCACAAACACAAACAATTACACAACAGTTTGGGGTTCTTGGTTTTACTCCGATGTTTAACGACCAGTCTTGGGAAGTCCACTTTACGGATTATGTATGGAAAGAACAAACATTGTCAACACCACAAGATAAACTATGGTTTTTACTAATGGAAATCTATAGCGAATCTTTGGTTGACGAAGTGTTTGGTGACCCATTTTATCTACAGATAAAACAATGGTTATCTGACATCGGAATCTATTTAGAAGAAATTGGGTACGATGTAGACGACATTGTTGAATCAGTTCCTACCAATGGTGTTGTTAAGCAAGAAATGTTTAAAACCAAAGAAGATTTATACAAATATTTGTTTGATAATAATATCGTGATTGATGTTCGCCAATATGAGGTAATGGCAGAGTACTAAGGGAGGAGTACTAATGGATTCACAAGACCAACATTCATTGGAATGTCTATTGGAATCCCAAGTTGGTATTCGTTGTGATGTTGACATGATGCCGTCATGTTTAGACCGAGTTAAACATATTGTGTTATACTTCGATAGTCTTTATGCTAAGGTTCAAGATATATACATGGGGTCTAATGGTCGTTATTATATGTTAGAATGTTACGAAGAATACAATAACAAGAAAAGACATCTTATTCGTTTTATCGAAGTCGAGCATAAGGTGAAAACTGTTGATTATTGGGTTGCCAAATAGGAGGAAACAAATGAAATTAATACGCAACGGAGTTTTTGAAACAAACTCTAGTTCTGCACATTCGTTGGCATACAAAAACACGGTCTTGCGTGATTACAATTACAAACCAAAAGACGACTTGTGTTTCGCCACAAAAGAATTGCATCTAACAAAGAAGCCAAAGGAATATGAAATGTATTCGTATATGCCTTTGTACTTTGATGAATACGGTTGGGGATTTGATGTGTTATCTTCTCCAGCAGAAAAGCTAAGTTACCTTATGTCGTCCGTCTACCAGTATAAAACTTGGGGTGTTATTAAAGAAGACCCATTTTTCAAACAAGTAATCCAATGGTTAAACGAATTAGATATTGTTGTCAATCTACCAGAAGAATACGGTGACTCTAGTAAGGTCGATGCATATGTTGACCATCAATCTTGGAATGTCGTGGACAAAAATATGTTTCAAACCAAAGAAGGTTTGTTGACATATCTGTTTAATAACGACATCGTAATCCATATTGAAAACGACAATAGCGAACATCAAGAATGGTACACAGGTAAACAACATAACGATTAGGAGGTGGTTTAATAATGGATGTTTACATTTTGGCGTTATGCTCAGGAGAATACGAAGATTATATCGAAAGTCCTGAATATATGTTTTTTCATCTAAGTGCAGCCAAACATAAGTGGTCTGAGTTGATTCTTAAAGAAAAAGCAGATAATGAAGAATACGATATTATCTCTATGGCTTTAGGGCAATATGATGAACAGCATTTAGATGAAGTCTTTCATGAAACCATCGGCTTCAATAGCGTAGACTTTTATGATTTCTTAGATGAGCCTGAGAAGTATCCAGAAGTTCTTCGTAAGTTTACCACAGGACAACAAGAAATGTTTTTAAAGTTCTGTGCGTTAAATAATCGTTATGAACAACTTGGTGGCTTTAGTCGTACATATGATAATGCTTATTTCAAACTAGGTCATTATGAGATGCAAGCAGATGGCAGACTTATTTTACATGATACATTCTATCAAATAGAAGATATCTCATGTTAGACACTAAGGATGATTCAATGACATTAGAACAAAAGATATTGACCGTGTTGAAGACAAATTATGTGATGCCATCTGTAGACCAAAACATTAAGTCAAAAAGATACGTTGACGAACCACGCTTAGATATGATACAATGGGTTACAAATGCGTTTTGTAAAAATATTTTAACCAGTTTGGAAACGGTAATACTTTGGCATCTTGCTGCTAGAGATACCGAAGAAGAATTGCGTAATCTACCCATGAGTGCCATTTCTCACTTGGTAGACGTTCGGTTTATTCGAGATGCAGACGGTGGTATTGGTTATGAGATACGACCAAAGTTATACACGGTAAAAATATAACACAGGAGGTCTACATGAAATTCATTGATTTATTCGCTGGCATTGGCGGTTTTCATTATGGCTTAACCAAGGCTGGCATGAAGTGCGTTGGTTGGTGCGAACAAGATAAATACGCACAAGAATCATACCGTGCGTTATACCCAACGGATAATCTTTGGTTTTCACCAGATGTTCGTGCATTAAACGGTACAGAGATGCCGTATGCAGACTTATGGTGCTTCGGTTTCCCATGTCAAGATGTTTCCATTGCTGGACTGAAAGACGGCATGGGAAACACACGAAGCGGTTTATTTTACGAAGTCACGAGGTTATTGAATGAAACAAAACATAAACCCAAATGGTTGCTTATTGAGAATGTTAAAAACCTCTTGTCAATTGATAACGGATGGGGATTTTACGGCGTTTTGTCTGAAATGGACAAAGCAGGGTACAGTATCGCATGGCGTGTGTACAACACAAAAGACTTTGGACTTCCGCAAAACCGTGAAAGGTTGTTCGTTATCGGACACCTTGGAAACGAATGTCCATCCGAAGTATTATACCGACCAGACCAAAGCGAACAATCTATTATTCAAGTCGGAAATATAATCAAGACAACATCTTTTGGTGGCAATCCACAACGAGGTCGTATATATTCACCACATGGCTTATCACCGACTTTGACGTGTGTCAAGGGTGGTGGTATTGAACCAAAGATTTTATTGTCGAAAAATCCTAATGTAATACGCAAGTTGACCCCAAGGGAGTTTTGGCGATTACAGGGGTTTACTGATGAACAATTTGAAACCTGTGCGAAGATATAATCGAACGCACAGTTATATAAACAAGCTGGTAATTCCGTGTCTATACCGATTGTTTACGAACTTGGGAAGAACATTATTGAACACCACAGGAGGTTACATGGGCAAATTTATTGATAATTGTATTGAAGCCGTATGGTATACTATGTATGTCGAAGACAATAAAATCGATGAAGTATTCGAGTCCTTAAATATTGTATGGTTCTCAAAAACATTGAAAAACCACAAAGCATTGGTTATGTCAACACATGATGATTACGACCATACATACTGGGAAGTAACATTTAATGGTAATACCAATGAGTATTATGTTGATGAATACCATAAGAAATCCAATACCGTGATTACGTTATCGGAGGACTAATGGAGAAACAATGTAAAGATTACAACGACTTGTTAGTCCAAAATATTGACATTGGCTCTCTTGAGACTGAACCATTAGATATTACATGTTTGAATGTTCTTTTGGAAGAATACCCAAGAAAAGAAGACCAATATAAAAAAGCATCTCGGTTCTGCAAGTCGGTAACAGACAAAATGGTGCTTGCCGATATTGCCACCATGCTGGCAAAACGATGGGAGCGTTCCATTGAAGATGTCAAAAATTATCTCGATGTGACTGCTTCCAATAGTGAAGAACTTTGGGAAAAAGTCCATGGGTTTAATGACTCGTTTGAGGACATGAAGACATTCATCGGTCAAGAGGGTGTTCCTCTTGGTTTTCCATCCTTGGATTTTGCAATCAATGGTGTTAAACGTAGAGAAATCGTATTGCTTGGTGCATACACCAACCAAGGTAAATCATTCTTTGCAGCCAAGGTTGCTGCACATCGATTAATGGACTCTAATGATAATGTCTTAATTTTCTCCTTGGAAATGCCAAGAGGTCAATTCTTGGCTGAAATCGTCAAGGAAATTCTTGGGGTTGAAGAAGACGAATTATTTGAGATGTTGCAGACGGAGTCAGGTATCGAGATTTACTCAAAAGTGTCTGCTGTGCTAGACAAGCGTGTACGTTTTGTTGACGAGCCGAATAAAACCATTGAAGACCTTGAGAAGATTACAGAGGTTTGTTATGCTAACGATTTCCCTGTGGATTTTGTTGTGTTCGACCATTTCCACTTGATACCTGATATTGACGACATTCCTGTGTTGTCCAAAAATGCAAACAAGATGAAAGAATACGTTAAAAAGTTCAACTTGATTTTGTTTATGCTTTGCCAGTTCAACGAGGAATCTCAAAATACCTTTGGGAAAGAAAAAAGTAAGAAACCATATGAACCAATATTGAGGTACATCAAGGGTTCTAATGCGTTAAAAGCCATTGCAGATATTATTTTGTTGTTGTGGCGACCATATATCACCGATACGCAACTTGATTTTGACGAAAGAGAAAAAGTCAAGAACCATACATATGTTAAAATTGGTAAGACTCGTAGAAAATTACGAGGGCCAGCCAATATATTCCAATTCAAGTATGACGAGAAAACATCTCATCTATCAGAGATTAATTATTTCTCATAAATCGTAAAAATCTAAAATAAATACTTGACATGTACTGTTGGAGATGTTATTATAATAGTGTACTAAGGTTTGTGTTCCTACTTAGTCCACCTCCTTTCTTAACATAGTCAACGGAGTAACATCCGTTGACACACATGGGTCGTTGCAGGAAGCAATCGAGTATACTTGACCTTGGGTTCGATTCCCAAGAGACCCAAATAGCATAAACGGTGCTACCTACCGTGTCAAAAGTGAGCGTTGCATGTAGCGAGAATCATGACAGAGACAACTGTAAACCATCACTATAGATGTAAAAGACAGGTCGCTTGGTTGATGTGCGACAAACAAACATCAAAAACAAGTTTCTGATAGCCTTGATAAAACTAACAGGGGTGTGTAATCTCATAATTACACCGTCAGACAAGACGATAACATCATGTGTAAAAATGTAGAGTCCGCTCTATATTGACCGCCGTCATTGTGAAGACGTTAAAACTCGCTTGAGCCTGTCAAGCTACAACAGGTACGCTATAGCTCCTACCGCCGATGAGTATAGACGTATACGAACATAAGACATCGAGATTGCAATCTTTCGGTGGTTGAATGACACAACAAGGATTGTGTGGCGGTAGACATGGGTGGTTGTCAGAGTGGTTTATTGAGTCTCTTTGCTAAAGAGATGTCGTTCATTAAAACGACCACAGGTTCAAATCCTGTACCATCCTCCATTAAATCCATCTTATCTAGCTAATAAGGTGGTCGGTATGAGCTGGCTTGCCGTTAGAGACAGAACGGACGTACGCTGTTTTGTCAGCCGACTCACATGGAAAGTTGGCAGAGTTTGGTTTAATGCAACAGTCTTGAAAACTGTCGAACAGAAATGTTCCGTGGGTTCAAATCCCACACTTTCCTCCAGAGCCAGATGCATATGGTACGCCATTGTATCACCGAATGGTTTACTCAAGGGTTTGCCATTCGGCTGGCATACATCGTATGTCTTGGGTAATAGTCCAAGAGGTACGCATGATTTTTCCTCCTAACTGACTTGGGGTAAAACCCAAGTCGCTCATGCACTCATAGTTTAATGTAAAACAACGGTTCTCATCATCTTTTTCGTTATGCAAGTTCGAGTCTTGCTGAGTGCACACGTCTACTTCTGTTATGTACATAACAGCATCACGCAAGAGATGTAAACACTTGCAATCCTCTACAAACCATCATCTTCATCTTTAGTGTTCACACTAGCACGTTAAACATAGTGTACTATGTAAAAGACCCAAGCGTTTTCCCTCCTTTCACGCTTGGGTCTTTTTTTTGTGTTTATAAAGGGGTGGCAAATTTGTTGACAAACATAGAAAAATACTGTATAATAAGTATATACGAAAGCAGGTGAATATATGAAAGAAAACTCCTTTCTGTGCCCTGACGGCAAAACCATACTGGTTAAAGACTGTATGAAAGAATGTCGAATGGGGCAACGGTGTCTTGCAAAACCTTTGCTTGTAAATGCAAGTCGTCTCAGGAATTTAAATAGAGACCACTTCTCAGTCACCGAGGTATTGTCTCCAACATTATACATGTATCTCAAGGCAAACAACCCAGAGACAATCAACCCATTCTCTTCGATTGCTGCGACAGTCGGTACATCCGTGCATGGTATTCTTGAGAATTGTCTACCGCAGAATTACGCAGGTGAGTTTCGGTTGAATTATCAAGGTCTCACAGGTCAGATGGACTGTATTGACTTAGAGCATCATACCTTGTATGATTACAAAGTCGTTGGTGCATACAAGTGTGCGACAATGATGGGCGGAAGACCATTGTGGAGACCATATACAATCACTCGTGGTAAACGCAAGGGTGAAACCGAGATGCGACAACAATGGGTATACGATGGTTTACACCATTATGGAGATTACTGCAAGCAACAAAATTTATATAGAATACTGTTAAATAAGCATGGTATACCAATCAATGACATGTTCTTACAAGTGATTATCAAAGAGCCAATTAATACAATCAAGACATTCAATTTAGATAAACAATGTTATCTAATACAGCTACCCAAGATGAACGACCAGAGGTTGCTTGATTATGCGTTATACAAAAAGGATGCCTTGGTAAATGCCATCGCCAAACAAGAATTACCACGAGAGTGTTCTGCAAAAGACCGATGGGTGTCCAAGACATATCCAATGGGTCGCAAATGTAAAGACTATTGTAGTGTATCATATTGTTGTCCATATTATCAAGAAAGGATAAAAAAGTAATGTTAAACATAAAAACTCAAGAGTTTCGTACTGTTGACCGTTACCGAGTGACTGCAATTCACCGACAATCGAGAACAGCGTTTGTCAATGACTTGCGTGTTGGTGACGAGTTTTACATTTGTACGAAACTGCATGGTGAACGCAGTCAAGCTGGCTATTTAGCACCACGAGTGAGACTGTATTTTCCAGATAAAAACAAACATACGAAATATATCACACAAGAGCGTTTACAGAAAATCTTTAGCTTTAACTTCGATGCTGAACCTGTGACCTGTAGCGAAGACGTTGGAACAACGGAGGTAGTCGAATGATATTAATTGGTCGTGCTGGCGTTGGTAAAGATACTGTTGCTGAAATGTTTAATGATATTCCACAGTATGCCTACGCAGATGCAATCAAAGAAATGGTATCCATTATTCAATCTGATGGTGTAGATGCAGGCATGAAATATTTGTCAGACCTGAGTGGATATTCAATCGAAGAATTACAAGGTATTCTACCTGTGGTACAAACGATTGAGAAAACCGTCTTAGATGGCAAACAACGGAAACATCTACAAGCACTTGGCAATGGTTTGCGGTCATTGTTTAAAGACTTTTGGATTGTTGTCTTAAAGAATCAACTACTGGTAGATAAACCAAGTCGATATATTGTTACTGATTGTCGTTATCAAAATGAGCTTGATATGTTAAAAGAGCTACAAGTTGGAGACCCAGCGTTCAATGTCGCAATCTTTATTTCAGCGAACAAAAAAGAACGTATTAAACGAATGAAGAAAAGAGATGGGTCATGCAATGAAACGAGACTTAACGATGTGTCAGAAACATCTGTTGATGATTTAAAATCTCAATGTGACTTCGTGATTAATAACTCTAAAGACATAAATCATTTAAAAGAACAAGTTGATAAAATCAAAGCTACAATCGGAGAATAGACTATGGTAAAAGAATTACACATGCTTGCGATTATTGATTATAGAACTAATGAACTAAAGGCAGAAGTCCGAAGACGAATGTTAGAATCTGACCTGTCAAAACAAGAAGCTGTTCATCTCGTAGACAAGGCTTGCGATGATATTACAGATGCATTATGTCGATTGTATGATAAAGCGGAGGTTTAGTACTTGAAATTAATTTATTCAGCAACAGTAATGGGAGAACCTGTTCCACAAGGTCGTCCACGCCTATGCGGACGAGGTCGTTTCGTAAGAGCATATGACCCTCCGAAGTCAAAGGCTTATAAACAACTGATTAAAGACTCAATCGAACATCCAAAAGATGTAACGGAAGTGCCATTACTGTTTGAACTTGATATTTACCGTAAAATACCATCTGGTGGTCGCAAGAAAGACCGTGAAGATATGAAGTCAGGCTTAATTCTACCGACTAAAAAACCAGATGTTGATAACGTATTAAAAGGTGTCATGGATGCATTGAGTGGCATCGTATGGCATGATGATAACCAAGTGTGCGATGTAATCTGTAGAAAACGCTATAGCGAGCATCCACGCATCGAGTTTAAAGTTTATGACATTACACCATAATAGGAGACAATACTTATGTTAGAACAAAAATTAATAAACACAGATGGTTTAAATAAACTATGGGGAGAACAACTGTTGTGGTTCAACGGTCAGTCCTATTGCTTGACATCCACAGACTCACCATCATGTGAAGACATTCGTAAATTGCATCCGCATTGGCTTGTGTATTTAACTGGCGATGTAGACGAGGATACAAACGAGATTGCACGTCAAGCGTTCTTGAATGGTGAAGCATTGGATAAATGCCTGTGTGATTTGGGTGTGATTGATGAAGCCTTTACTGTGTTCCATGGTGACATTATCGTACATGCATTTGTTAACAAATTAGGCGACATCGAAGAAGAATACTGTGTTGCAGATTTTGATGAAGTCGAAAAAGAAAATACGATTGCTGTATATCGACTAGACGAAGATAATCAATCTAAGGTCAACAAGATTGTGTCTGGTGCTTTATTAAACGATTATACATTGACTATTGGTTTAATTTGGTCTATGCAACTTGGGTATCAAGCACAAGACAGTATCGTTGACGAATTAAATCACACAATAGATGCGGTGCAATCATGGACTGTTTAATTATGTTAGTATTACTGCATAAGATAATTGCCACACTAATGTTTGTTGGTTTTATCTATGTGTGCTTTTTATGGATTAAACAAATTATTGAATATTACGACAACAGGAGATAGATATATGAAAAAACGCTTAGATATGTTACGACTGGGTTTGCTTGCATTTGTATTATTCCTGAGTGGCTTAATGCCATCACAAGCATATCAAATGCAAGCTGAGGTATCCGCATATGCAGACCACGGCACAATGGCAAACGGTGAATGGACACACGATGGTGCAATCGCAAGTGACGACTTACCGTTTGGCACACGAGTGGTTATTAATGGTCGAACGTATGTTGTAAAAGATAGATTCGGTGGTGGTTATTCAAATGCTATTGACATTTGGATGCCATCATACGAAGATGCCATTGAATTTGGACGACAGTATATTACTGTTGAAGTCTTAGTGTAACCTTTAGAGGAGAATTATGTCAAAAAATACATTAAATGCAATACGAAAGATACATGGCTTTAAACCTGCAACAAAGCGAGTACGAGGTTTTGAGGTCGTAAGTAGAATGGAAACACCTGTTAAATTGCCAAAACGAGGGTCAATCCATAGTGCTGGTTATGACATCCACGCTTATGACGACTATACAATCGAACCAAAACAATCGGTATTAATTAAAACAGGTATTAAAGCGTATATGCCACCAGACGAATACTTGGACTTGCGAGTGCGTTCATCTTTGGGTATTAAACGCCAATTAATGCTGGCGACTAGTGCATCAGTTATTGATGCTGATTATTATAACAATCCAGATAACGAGGGTGAAATCATGGTGGTTTTATATAACTATGGTGATGAAACCCAAACCATCGAAGCTGGAGAACGTATCGTGCAAGGTGTGTTCACAAAATATTTCTTGGCTGATTACGACAATACAACAGACCAACGCACAGGTGGCACAGGGTCAACAAATAAATAACACAGGGGAAACACATCCATGTTTAAAAGATATATGTTTTTAGTGGATATGTTTAAGAATGGGGAGTTATATCGAGTATCAATATACGGTGAACACAGGGAGATAATCCAACAGTATTTATATTCGATTTCACCAGAGGTAATCTTCTTGCGTGAAGACGAGGAAACAGAAAAGCAAGAAAAGAAACGCACAAAGGGTAAATATCGCAAGATAACGTACAACGGTAGAAATGTTGGTACAATCGTACAATGTGATTTTCGGACAGACCGTTGCCAATCAATCGGAGAACGGTCAAAGAAAATTATTGGTGTTGATAGTAGATATACGGTGGTCGCATGAATAAATTAATGGAGTTCTTTTGCTCTAATTCGGATGAACTCTTTAAGATACACGAGTTTGATAACCGTATGTCTTTTAAAGAGTTCGACCAAGAGCGAATATCAAAGAAATTGGTACGCAAGATGAAACGTTACAGGGATTTTGATTACGAACGCTCACCAGAGGACATCTTGATTGAACAAGAAGAAATCAAAGAGTTGATGTATGCGTTCTTGCGACTTAGAAAAGAAGTCGGTAGTAGTTGTATGAAACGACTTATGATGCGTTATGGCTTACGAATGAAAGTTAGCGACATTGCCAAACAATTTGGTGAATACAAAATGTTGACCTCAAGAAGACTCAAGAAGTCATTGGGTATTGCTCAAGCAGTACTTAAAGACTTAATTGACAATGGTGTTCTTGATGAGGATGTCTTGAGACCAAGTATTAGACATTACGAAGCAAAGACACCAACCATCAAGGTTAACTATCCGTTTGACTCTGCAAGACAAACATTTAAACGCATGTACAAATATGCTGGAGAACAAAGACCTATGACTACTTGTAAAGCGGTTGAATATCTGGATGGGTCATTCGGTGATAACCAAACCATTTGTAATTTCTGTGGCAACCAATGTACACGTTTGAAAGATATGGAGAAACGAATTTGAATATTGCTGAACAGTCCTTAAATGTAAATAAATTGGATGTTCGAGTGGAGTCGGAACGAGCATATATTGCTGACATATCTGATATCCATGTCGGTAACATCTATCACAATCGTGAAGCCTTTGAGAAGTTCATTTCTCAAGTCAAAACGATTGACAATCTGTATTTGATTATCGGTGGTGACTCTACGGATAATGCAACCACATCGTCCGCATCATCGGTATTTGAACAATCTGAGCACGGTGGAGACCAAGTTCTTACGGCATATCGCTTGTTAGAACCGATTAAAGACCGTATTTTGTTCTGCCGAAGTGGCAACCATGGATATGAACGAGCGTTGAAACATAACCGTTTAATCCCAGAGCAAATGTTAGCTGAACTGTTGGGCGTTCCATTCTACCATGGTATGGCATCGGTATTCTTTAATGTCAATAAAAACTTGTATGTTATTGGCACATGGCACAATTCAAAGAAACCTGATAAAATGGAATGGCTACATACCGATATTACGTTCTACGAGCATCTACATAAGACAACGTATGAACGCACCATGGTGGCAGAACCAAACCGTATTGCCAAGGCTTGGTCTTTAATTGAACACTTGGATGTCCAAACAGGTTCATTCCTTGGTTGGGGCGGTTATTCCGCAGACAAGGGTTATCGCCCAAACGATTGTGGTACATCCATTGTTGAGCTTAGTGGAGAACGCAATAAAAAACAAATGAGAGTACACGACCACATCGACCGTGTTCTTGAATTAGAACACTTGCGAAAGGCAGTTGAACATGCCAAAGAAACCAAACAATAAAACAGCCAAACGAAAACGCAAGCCATCAAAACCAAAGACACCGCTCGAAGCAATTCATAAGAAATGTCGAGAGTGTTGTTGTGGTACACTTGCGGAAGTACAGGCTTGTGAAATAGACGATTGTGCATTATGGCATTATCGTATGGCGGAAGATTAATTTCTTCCGTCTTTTTTTATTTGGTTGTTGACATACGTATATATCCATGGTATCATAATGATGTAAACAAATTGTTTTTTACACAGGAGGAATTATGGACAAAACAATTATAAAAGAATTGCAAGAACACAACGGCTTTAAATACACGACTATTTTACCAAAAAACATTATGTATGAAGAAAGGCAAATGTGGTGGTTTGCATTTGACAATGGATATGATGTTGCCGTTATTCAATTTGAGTATACCGAAGACAATGATGTCTTTTGTTTAGAACTATTGAGAGACGGCGTGATTTATTATGATACTAAGCTGTTGCCAGATGGAGATGTTACCAATGTTTGTCTTGATGCAGTACTGGAATATCTACAGGCGATTTCTGAATTGGAGGTACAATGACGGAATATGACATTGTCCAAGCACTAGGGTGTCATCTGTATTTAAAATACATATGTATTCCCAATGTATTAATGTTTGGAGACAACCGCAGCGAATATGAAGCTGATTTTATATACTTCAAACACACTCAACGGTTCTTAACAGAAGTTGAAGCTAAGACCAATATTGAGGACTTTAAGCGAGACTTTAACAAGAAAAGGTATCACGACTGTGAGCATGTCAAGTATTTCTATTACGCCATGCCAATAGATGTGTATGAGAAACATCGACAATTTGTCGATAATAAGTTAAATGAAGTCGGTGCAGGCTTAATATTAATAGATGAGATTGATACATGTGATTTCCGAGGTAATCTTTATTGCGTTGATAAGTATGCTAAACGAGCAAAAGTCCGCAAAAATTATAAGGAAATGTCTGAGGAAGAATACTTGCGATATTTACGCATTGGCTGCATGAAATGGGTTAGTAGGTAACAGGAGGTACACATGTTACAATCAAAATATTTAACACAAGACGGTTTACAGGCTTGGTTTAAGGAATGTTATAAACTTGGGTTTAAATATGTGTTTTACAATCCAGATAGAGGTATTCACATGTTATCAAAACAAGAGCCTGTTTTTCGTGATGCAACATTTATGTATTGCGATGGAGAAAAATATCCGTTTGTCTCATATTTTCCCACGTTGGTCGCTAAAGACTTATTAACCGACAGAAATTATATTGCGATTGAAGACCACATTGATACTGTCGATTGGTCTAAGGTGCCTGTTGACACGCCTGTGTTAGTCAGAGATGATAACACACAAAATTGGAAACCTCGTTATTTTGCTAAGTATGAAGATGGAGCATATTTTGTATACGCATCTGGACAGTCTTCATGGTCTACAAGCACAAATGCTATAGTTGAATATAATTATATAAAATTAGCAGATAATACAAACAAATAGTACATAAGAGACCACATAGTTGGTCTCTTTTTTTTATATGTAAAAATCTTACACTTATTAAAAATAAGTTATTGACATAAGTATATTTATATGGTATTATCTTATTAGAAAGCAGGTGAGATATGGCAAGTACAGGATTTGGCGGTGGTCGCAAGCTACCGAAAAAACGAGAGTATTTCATTGATTATGGCGATGGGTTTGACGATGTGTTAGACAGGTGTCAAAAAACAGATGGCTGTTATAAGTGCAAAACAAAGCCAATACCAATACTTCAGCACTTGCGGTCAGCAGATGAACATTGGATATACTTGGCTTGTCCAAAGCATCCAAAGAACCGTACATACATAAACCTTGATTATGTGTCAATGTTTAGAGCATGGAAATTTTTACAAAAGATTGGTCGTAAAGAATTAAAGCAACAGGAGGAAGAAAATGGACAAACAATTAATTCTTGACATTAGACGAATGATTGACATCTCATGTTTATTACTGATGGGTGGTTCATTCATTCAAACATTTATATTCAATAACCAAGAATGGCTTGGGGCAATGCTATTAAGTGTTGTAGTCTTATGTTTATTCCCAAGAAAGGAGAAGAGTTGCAAATGCGATTCCACGAAGCATACGAATTGATGTCAAACGGCAAGGGCATTCGAAGACACCATTGGAACACATCGCAATGTCTACGGATGAAACGAGGTGTGATTTACGTTTGTACCGACCAATGGCATAAACGGTTAAAATCTATTGATGCTAAGTGTCTCACAAGTGCCGATTGGACAACCACGGACATTAATCTAATTAAAAAGAAAACAAAAGAAGACGTATTGGATTATTTTAAACAATTAAACAAAACTTTGTAATTAAAACACAGGAGAAACACAATGAACAACAAAATGAAAACAACAATTTTATCCGCAGTATTAGCAATGGCAACTATGGGCGTGTTTGCAAACCCAGTGGAGTTTGGCAATGGTGTTATTGCTGCTCAAGATAATAGTGTTGCAGTTGGTAACGGAGTAATCAACACAAGCAATAATAGCATTGGTCTTGGCAACGGTGTTACTGCTAACACAAATGCCATCGCAATCGGCAATGGAGTTGGTGCACACAATATTAATACTATTGCTATCGGTAATGGAGTTCATGCCAATAGTACGACCTCCATAGCTATTGGTTATGGACTTACTACAGATGGGAATGATGCAGTTAACATTGGCAATATTAACCATGGTGCTACAAAGGATTCTGTTCTAATCGGTGCTTTTAATAATGTGGAAAATCACACAGGCAACTCTACAGGCGATGTATTGCTTGGCAATAGAAATATACTACAAGACAGTTATCACGGAATTATTTTAGGCAAATCTAGCACAATCAACCATGCTAACTATGGTATTGCTATTGGTAACGATGCTTCTGTAACCCAAGATGAATCCGTAGCAATCGGACATAATGCGAAAGCTAGTGTAGTAATTGGTACTTCTTCTTCCGTAATTAATGGCAAAACGCATACATTTGCTGGTGTTGTCCCAGCAGGTACTATATCTATTGGCGACACAGGCAAGGAACGAACTATTACGAATGTAGCCGCTGGACGTATTGATTCTGACTCTATAGATGCAGTCAATGGTTCTCAGTTGCATGCAGCTATTGATGAAATCAATACTAATGGAATCAACATCAAAACAAACAAAGATGCCATTGATGAGTTGCATACATATGTAGCCACTAATGCAGATGCGATTGTCGAAACCCAAAAACAAGTGCGAACCAATACAGCAGACATTCGTTCTAATACCGCATTAATTAATGAGAACCATCAATCCATCACAAATGTTAGTGCACAAGTAAATACATTACGAGACATCCAAAACGCTCACACAGGCGATATTTCAGCGTTAAAACAATTGTCTATGAACCATGAAAACCGAATTATTACTTTGGAAAATCAAAGTCAACAAATGTTTGGTAACTTCGATAATAAAATCAATCAATTAGAACGTGGCACAAACAAAGCGATTGCATCTGTATCTGCCTTGAGTGCATTACATTGGGATGGTTTCGATGTGAACAACAAACTGTCTTTTAGTGCTGGCTTCGGTCATTACAAAAATGCAAACGCTGGTGCATTGGGTGCGTTCTACGCTCCGAATGAAAATGTAATGTTCTACGTTGGACAATCTTTTGGCTCTGCCAAGGTGACTAATGCATCTGTTAACTTTAAAGTTGGTAAAACAACGAATGTTAAACGAGATGAGTTAAAAGACTTAAAAGAGCGTGTAGAAATGCTAGAAAATCTATTAAGTAAATAATAATAAATGGGGCGGTTCTTCCGCCCCAAATTATTGGAGGAATATATGAAAACACATGTAAGAATTAATGGTATCGTCATTGAAGAAGATTACAAAAAGTTTGAAGAAACATCGGTGTTACTGTCAAAATTGCAAAAGGTGTTAGAAGACGACACTTTTAAAGATATTGAAGATGTCAAAACATATCTCGCACGACTCAAAGTAGACATTGGAACACGATACCAAGAGCGATATACAATGTTACGAGGTATGTTAAAAGACCGAAATTTAAGTGTCAGCAAGGCTGCATCAAGAATTGGGATGAGTCTCACAAATATGTCTTTGAAATTGAACGGTCACAGAGCATTTACTGAAAAGGATAAAGATAGTATCCTGCGACTACTTGGCTTCAGTTATGACGAAGAAATCGCAAAAATGTTATTTGAGGAAGACTATGAAGATTGATTTATACCACAACGATTGTCGAAACATATTACAATCAATAGAAACCCAACTGCAAGAAGAAAGCAAGCCGTACATCATCGTGTCAGACCCTCCGTTCAACATTGGGTATCATTACGACAAATACCACGATAAAATGGATGATGATGCATACCGATATATGTTATCTATGGTATTTTCTCCATCGCATCCATCCGTGGTTATTCACTATCCAGAACAGTTGTATCAGCTTGCGATTGATATTGACATGCCACCAACTCGTGTAGTATCATGGGTATATAACACAAACAATCGCAAGCAACATCGTGATATTGCGTTCTTTGGTGTAATGCCTGATTTCAAGCAAGTGTTACAACCGTACAAAAACCCAAATGATAAACGAATTAAACAGCTAATAGCAAATGGTTCTAAAGGCACACCGATTTACGATTGGTGGAATATTAATATCGTTAAGAATACCTCAGCAGAAAAAACTGTGCATCCATGTCAGATGCCATTACAAGTAATGAAAAACATCGTAGGTATTCTGCCACAGGAATATACTATTGTTGACCCATTTATGGGTTCTGGTACAACAGGTGTTGCAGCCGTTGAGTTGGGTCGAGATTTCATTGGTATTGAGTTAGACCCATTATACTTCGATGTTGCCAAGCAACGGATTTTAAATACACAGGAGGAAACAAATGACAACTGAGCAAGCGTTACAACATTACGCAGACTATGGTGTTGACGGTTTGTCTATCGAAGATATGGACTTAGTATGTATTCATTGGTTGGAAAACCCAAACCAATATATTACTGAAATTGTTGAAAACATTGTGTTTTGTTCTTTTGGCAACTATGAGTTGGTTAAAGAAAAAGAAGTCTTTGGTGGCGAACACTTAGTTCATAAAGAGATTTATCACAATGTTCAAACAAATAAATACCATTGTTTGCAATTCTCAGAAGACATTCACACCATCGAAAGATTTGATTTTGAGTGGTATGAAGTGTACCCAGAACTTACAACTATTACTGAGTATCGCAGAAAGCAGGTGTAACAATGTTTGTGTATGGAGACTTAATTACCGACCGACACAACTATAAGGATGCAATACGAAATATATATATGTTTGTTCAAAACATCTGCATCGACCCAAAGTATTGCATTTGTTACGACATCCGCCGTAACGAATTAGTGTTCAAAAACATACATGACTTGGTATCTCGCAAGAAGTATCTCAGCAATAAACCATTAGAAATTGACTTATATAATATTGCTAATGGAAGTGTGCGATTTCAACTACAGACTTACATTAAAGAGCAACAAGAGATTGCCAAACAAAAGTTTGTATTCTTGAGGAACACATTTGACCGAGGTATCACCCTTAGAGTCAATGGTTGTCAATATAGACCAACAGGCGTATATTTCCGACCGAATAACCATGTGTATTGGCAAGACATGATTGTATTCACAGGCTATAGACAAGTCGGTCATACAGACGATATTCAGTTGTCAACATTATTGCCGAATTGCTTATATTTACAAAAACTTGTGGAGATAGACTAATGTATAGACTTGAGTGGCAAGATACACGAACATACGAAATGAAACACCATGGTTTATTTGAGACCGAAGCTGATGCGTTGCAAGCAATTAAAGAATGGTGGCATCACAATGGCTTTACACCACCATATTACCGCATCATGCATAATCCATTGGGTATCACGGTTGACTATGGGTCACACTATTGTTTTTATCATATAACACAGGAGAAATAACACATGGCAGAACTAATGGATGCTTACCAACGTACACACGAAACGATGGGAACATTGGCAAAGAATGTTGGCAAAAATAACGAGGTATTACAAACCACGACCCTCCAGCTAGGAGAGTACTCTAGTACCATAGATGAACACCACAAACAAATCGAGGTGCTTTCCACATCACTACAAACGCAACAAGAACAACTCAAGAAAGTCGCAGAAACATTTAAAGCACAACAATCACTATTTGAGCAAATAAATAGTATTACCGACAAATTGTCGACAGTTGTAAAGTATCAACAAGAGCGACTCGATAGTCTTTCATCCGATGTTATCTTGTTAAGAGCCGAAATGGTTAAAATGTATAAACGTATCTTTTGGTATTTAATTGCGGTCATTGTAATCACAGGTGGCACGTTTATATATGGTTTAACACAAATGCATTAACAGGAGGTCTTAATGAACTTAATACAGAAGATAAAAACCAAATGCTTACAGATGGAAGCTAAAGTTAAGCAGCGAACTCATGCCATTGATTTACTTGTTAGCGGTCAAACCGCAGCTAACCAACGGTCGTTATCAAACACACGAAGTATCAGAGAGTTGCAAAAAACGCTAGATGATACCATCCTGATTATTCGAGATACGAATATTGATAATAGACTGAAGTTTCGTGCGATTAACTGTGAAGTACAGAAAAACAAGCGTTCTGTCTTATGGCTTAAAGCATGGTGTTTTGGTCTTACGATTTTCAACATTATAATGGCAACATGGTTTACACTCAAAATGTTTTAACGGAGGTCTTTTATGCATGTAGAACTACAGAATTACACACCACTCAATACAGCGACTCATGCTATGGGTCAATGTTATGGTAAGGAGCTAACCGAGGATGCACTAGTGAGAGCCATCAAAAGTGGACATTTGTCACTATTGGAACATACCCTTGTAACATTTGATATTGAAATGTCACAGAAATGCCTTGCACAAATCACACGACACAGACACTTGTCTTTTACTGTGAAATCTACACGAGGAACAGACTTTGGCGATGCCACATGGTTTGATTCCACAGAACACCCAGAGATTACAGACGACATGGGTCAACTCATGAATAAATTAATTGAGAACCAAATCTTAGAATACCGCCGTTTGGTTGATGCAGGCGTTCCATACCAAGTTGCATCCTATGTGTTACCATTAGCAACCAACGTGACAATGACTGTGAGCGGTTCTTTGCGTACATGGATGGAGTACTTGCCAAAGCGTCTCTGCAAGAGAGCATCCATGGAACACCAACAAGTGGCACGAGCGATTTTTGAACGCTTGAATTACTTGTATCCATCTTTGGTGAATTTACAAACGCTTGGGATGTGTGAGTCCTGCAAAGAGGTATCTTGCGACTTTACAACACATAAAAAGAAACCAAAGACACCTGTCCGCAAGGAGCTAGAAAATGGAAACAATTAAAGATGGTACAATCGTGGAGTTTTTAAACGATAAAGACCAAAAATTGGTCGGTGAAATCAAGCTGTATAATCCGACAGATGATTTCTATTTGGTGCAAGCCGAAATTAACGGTCATGTTTGGTATATACCGTCTAAACGCATTATTAAACAATGGAGTTAAACATATGAAACTATTGACTGCTATTATAGGTGCAATCCTTGCGGTTGCAATCGTTGTCCTTGGTATTATCACAAAATTATCATGGATTGCTGTTTCGATTGCGTTCGTTCTAGCACTTATTGGTATCGCAGGCGTAACTATGGCGATGGCATGGACTGTTCTTTGGTTCACACTAAAGATTACACTTGCGTTTATCATTTGTTTGTTGGTTGTTGGTTTAATAGGTATGGGGGAGAATAACAATGGATAAAGTCTATAATATTACTTATAGTGGCACATTCTATGGTGAAGCACGGATTACCGCTTCTAGTGAAGAAGAAGCCTACGAGATTGCATCTGATTTAACCGACTGTTTCGACATCAATACAACCATTTGCCAATACGATGTTGATGGTCAAGTCGAAGAAGTGACGATTTCTTACATCGAAGAAGAAGAACCAGATTACGAGGAAGACTATGAAGAAGATTTGTAAGTTTTTTAATAGAGACAACAAATTGTCTAATAATGAACACGAGTTATCCATTGGGGATGTATTCCTTTGGGAAGACAAACCTGTATTAATATATAAAGAAACACTCAAGACATATCGTGTAATCTATATGGTGGCAGGTGATTGTTTCTCGACATCAACGATACAAAAGAGAGACATCCTTGGTCGATACATTACACTTTACGAGCATACCAATCTGAATTTGTTATTAATAACACTCAAAGAAAGGATGCATAAGTACAATGTTTGACATCAAAAATATGTTTAATCTTGTGTCAGCCAATGGTTTTACATATGATTATACCGATAAACAATTCTCAATCGTTATCAACAAAGAAATCGCATATGATGAATACGCAACACTTACAATTATGTACGCAGCATTTGTTATACGATTGAAAGATGGTCGAGTTGTATATGAATGTTCTTGGGAAGACCACCCAGATGGTATTATCGACCACGAATATAATGTTTATACCATATGTGAAATCAATCAAATAGACCAGTTCTTGGAACAATTTTATTGTACATTACAACAGGAGGTCAACGCTAATGGATAAACATACGCCAACAGTCGGAGATATGTATATTGATGATTGTGGATATACAATCATTATCTTTCGTATAGATACGGATGGAGAACTTTATGTAATGTATGACGATGGCTCTTTTGACTCAATCTATGCCATTACAGATGAGTATACATATATTGGTCACTATGATGTAAAACAACTGTTTACAGCCATGGAAGATGCCAAGAGGAAATACCTGGACATCGACAAACAAGTGTTAGCCGCAGTACAATACATGAACAAGCATGTGTTTGACCGAGATAAGAACGCTCGTTTGATTGGTTGCGACATGCGTGTGGATAAAGATATTGACACGGTATTTATTCAAGTGTATTCACACATCGGAGCAGGTTATCAATGGGTATCTATAGCTGATGTAATGAACAAATACACGTTAAAACAATAATAAAATAAAAAAGTCGAAATTTTGTAAAAAAGTTGTTGACACGAAAAACCCCAACTGATATAATGTAATCAACAGGTAAGGAAAACACCTGTTAGACATTAAACAGTCTGGGGTTTTATTATTAACGAAAGGTAGGAAACATTATATGAACCCAAGAAATGAAATCAGAAGAAATTGCGATGAACGAGTTCGGACAATCAAACAGTCAACTCAAGACGGCATCCGCTTGACACCGCAAGAACAACAATCGGCAAGAACATTAATTGGTAACGCCATTAAATGGGATTGCGATAGTGCAGCATTTGCCTTGAGTGTAGCTTTGGAAGAAAACTTGGTGGTGGTCTAACGTGCAACCAACAGAAAAAGAGCTAAAAAGAATAACCAAGTCAATTAAAGCTGGTCGCAAGTTATTAAAACGGGCACAACAGCCAAAGAAGACCAAAGAACAATTACAAGAATTATGGCAAGAACAAGCCAAATTATTACACGACCCATACTGTGCATGGTATTGTGCAATGGTGCGTGACATTATTAGAAATGAATTAAATGAACAGGAGAAATAATCATGCTATTTAAGTTATCTTTAGATACAAATACAACATTCGTTAAAACTTTTACATTCGATGCGAAGCAATCTAAGATTATCATTTTGGACAACGAATTGTCAAACATGACAATTAACGTACCTGTATCTGAAATTGATGCAGTTATGTTGTCTAAAATGTTTAACACCTTGACTCATCAGCTTATGGAAGATGCTGTTGCAACAGGCAAGGGTTATGTATACATTAATCTACGAGCATTTATCTCTAACTATGAAGCAGCATTGGTTCAAAACCGTGGTTCTAAAGCGACTCAACGTAAAACATTTGAGTTATAATCGGAGGTGGAATCTATGTCTAAATTACCAGAATTTCTACAGGGGAAATCTTGTTTTGACGGCAGACCTCACCCAGCAGTACCACATGATTTTCTTATTGGGTTTTATAAGCGAGAAGCCGAACGAAGAAAACATATGAAACAATGCGATTGTTGTGACCGTTGGTTTATACCCAAAAGTCACAATCAACGGTTTTGTACAACAACGTGTAAACAAAAATATTACAGTCGGTTATACGCCGAGCAAAGACAACAAGAAATTGATAACGAATAAAAAACGGAGGTTGGAATGAATAATAAAGACATCTTAGTAAATTCTATGGCAGGTTATCCGCTTACGTTATATATTGACCGCATGGCAGATAACATCAATTCTCACAAAGAAGATAATGTGGTTTTAAACCATTTACGATACTCAATGTATCAAGAGATTTTAAATGCTGTTGGTGAACATACGTTATCTTTTGAAGCATTGCAACAACAGGTTGTCGAGTGGAAACAAATCAAGACAATCAAAGACATCATTTTGTTATTGCCAAATGCAGATACTGACCGATTAACAAAAGAAGACTTGAAGTGCGTTAAGCAAGTAATCAAGGAATTAGACCAAGCGGTGACACTGGTTAAGAAACAGCTACAGGGCGTATGCGACAAGTGCTTAACGCTTGCTGATAAACATGAGAAACCACAAGAAAGGCAGGAGGAATAACCTTGGAAGTAACGTACTTAAGATTAGACCCTGTACAGCCTGAGATAGATATTTTCGATGAATATATGTCTCAACAAATCATCTATAGCAGTATCAATCAATATGGTGCAGATGTTATCATACCAAAGACATTACCCATGAGACTCCATGGTATTACTTTAGGTCGCAATCAGTTCTGGTCTGATAATGTGCCAGATTTAATTGTAACAACCGTGCAACCAAGCTGGTCTAATGGACAACCAAGTGTTTCTGTTAAGTTTGACTCAGATAACTTGTTGGCGATATTAAAGTTATGTGATACAATATACTTACGAGACGGCTATCGACTGGAGGTTAGAAAAGATAAAGTTTTATTGCATCAAGGATTACTCACTAATATGTATTTTCTTGATGGCACTCAAGAATACACGGTAGAGCAATTTGAGACTCTAGGGAACATATTACAAAATGCAAGACAAACCATTATCAACACATATGAATATCAATTAATTCGTGCATTTGAGCATAAAAACACAATTTTTAAGTTGAAAGTTTAATTCAATAGCAGGAGGAAAAACCATTGAAACGCAAACAATTATTAAAACAAATCGACAAAACAGTTGAAAACATCTACAGCTATATTGGGGATGTACACAAGCAAATGTATTCTGTATATTCTGTAACGTTGCCACAAGGTCACATGATTGTGTATACTCATAATATGTCTTTATTCGGTGAGCAACGACCGTATACAAACTTAATGTTTATTCGTAATAGTGGTGAACTTACAAGATATGCATATGGACTCTCGTTCTTAACTTTAGAAGACCAAGTGATGTATGATACCGAGCAAGTTGACGACTTGGATGCAGAGCTTCAGTTCTTAAAATTGTTTGAAACCCATTTAGAACAGGAGATTGATTAACTTGGACACACAACAACTACATAAAACAATCGAAGAACAGAACCAAGTGATTGTCGCCAAAGACAGTTATATTGAGCAGTTACAACGCAAGTTAGAAAAAACAACAGACGAGTTATGTTCTGCCAGATGGGAGATTTCATGTCAAAAGTTTGATAAAAAATGGGCGAGTGCAGCAATTCGACAAAAAGCAGTTCATGTCATTGGTGGCTTTGAGTATGGCACTCGGTATATGCCAATGGAACTAGTTGTTATAACTGTTATTGTGACAATTTTACTGACTTTTGCCGTGACACGACAAGCATTTCTATAACACAGGAGGTATTCTAATGCATAAAATCACCTTTAGACAAGCCAATAAACAAACCCAAGAATTATATACAAAAGAAGACCCTATGTATTTTCTACAGTTATTGGCTTTTGCAGACATTGAATATCTACTGGTAGAGAAACAGGAGGATTACTAATGGGCATATACAACGAGTTTTATGTGTTTGCAAACAATAGAGTCATTCCTGTGGCACACTTTAGCATCTACAACAGAAATGTCGGAGGGTTTTTCAGAGATAATCTCCGTAATTTTCAACCAAACGAGGAATACATTATTGATGGCTCTTTGGTTTCACGTTTGTTGGAGTCTCACGAAGATGGAACATTAACTCGCAGTCCATTATCTAACCCAAGAGACCCATTAATATTCCATGACCAAGTAGAGCAGTTATGTCAGATTAAGAAATGTATTAATGATGGATATAAAATAATATATACTCAAATTGACTAACAGGAGAAAACATATGAAAACATTAGACATTATCGAAGAAAATCTAACAAAAGATGAGTTTATTTCATTCTTAAAAGGAACAATCATTAAGTTTGCCATTCAAGGACAAAACTTTGGTTGTGCCATGAATATCAAACGTCATGCAGATAAGCTGGTGGAAGTTTTGGAGCAACAACGGATGGAAACCCAAGAACAGCCAACGTATCCACATCAGATTAAATCTTTTGATTATACGCAAGAACAGCCAACGGTTGACCCAGATGAACCACAGGAGCAACCAAAGTCTAAGTTTAATATTGGCGACCGTGTAATCGTAAAATATAACGACTTTACAGGCACTATTGTTCGCTTACCAATGAGTGGTGTTGACTTCTCAGAGGGTTATGTCGTACAACTAGATAATGCAACCAATGGCTTTGAATGTAATGTTGAACACGATGGTGTTGATTGCTACGGCGGATGGTTTGCCACAGATAAAAACTTGGAATTAATTCATGGAGTTGCTCTACAAGCAGACAAATGGTATCATACTACAGACTTTACTGTGGATGAATTATCAGCGTTATTACCAAGTGGTACTAAAGTTGAAGTCGAAGCAGAAGTGTTGTATGCCAATATTGAAACAACTCCTCCGACAAAAACAAAACAAGTTACAGTTGAAAGTGTGACTACATCTGCTTTTGAAGAAAAAGTATTTATTGCAGCAGTCCATGACAACTTTTACAAAGAGTGGTTTAAAATCGTGCAGGAGGTCTAAATGAATATATATCGCATCCATGCCGATTACAGTAGTGGCAGACGAACAATCACATACAAGTCAACAAAGACTTTGCAAGAGCTAAAGACAAGCTTATTATCTGACACTTTTGTAGGTCAAGTATGTTATCTGTTTGACAACGAACGGGAAGAATCAATAGATGCATTTGCGTTAAATCTCTCTAGGGCAAATGCCATTACAATTTACTTGGTGAAAACCGATGAACCAATAGGAGATAATTAATGAAAACCAAAAACGACTCTATGGGAACATTAAAATTAAAACTGGAAGTGACACCACAGAACATCGAATATTTAAAGTCATTGTTTTTAAAGCCTGAATCTCAGGTTTCAAATTTCATTCCGACTGGCACGATGTTGTTCAATGGGAAGTCTGTGGATGAATCTGTGGAAGATTTACCGACTGTTACTACGCTAAATACTAAATACGGCTATCTCAGAGATGGCGATACAGCTATTGCACGGTCTAATGATAAACATGTTTATATCGGCGTAGTCACTAGATTTACAGAAAAGACGATATATGTAAAAAATACAATCTATGTTTTTGTCAACGAGTCAACGAATAATATTGGTGTATCATGTCTACAGAACTATGAATTTCCCATCCAAGAGTTATGTGGCATAACCAAAAACCAATGACCTAAATCCAAAAAATTAAAAACCAAAAAATAAAAAACAAGATTTCAAAAAATAAAACCCAAGAAAAACACATTGGTTATTGACAACACAAACCGTCTTGTGTTATTCTATAAATGACAACAGATGAGTGCATGTATACACCAACATTGTGTGATGCATCCCAAACACAGCACACAGGTAATCATACCACCATTTTAAATACAGCTAACATTTATGCGTGTACTACCTGTTGTCTATTATAAATACCACAGCATAAAAATCATGGCGAACACCTGCATGAAACAATCGTGCATCCGCAGCATATATTGCTTATACATTATACGTTCGTTATGTGTCCACGTTTTATGCGGTGGTATTTTTTTATTTATATATATCGTGGTATTAAACAAACGTATATATGTGTCGATGATATATGTGTTTATCTATTGGTGTGTATTATGGTGTGTTCATGGGGTATTCTATTGACGAACCACGGATGCTGCCTAAGAGAAAAACAACCGAACATTTGTTTGTTTTTAATCTTCCATGATACCACGTGGCAATACCCATGATTGAACATATGTTCATACGACCACATCATCTCATGAAATTCATTTATTTGCATTGTACGGTGGTTTTCACATATGTGGTATACAAATATACCACCGTGGATATAAACACACCGTATAAACGATTTAAATCAATTCTGCGGTGGTTTTTATTGTTTATATATATGATATTGTCCACGGATTTTTACATTTGTATATATTTATATGTATATGTCCACGGTATTTTATATATGTATATATACATATATATCTCACCCCTATTTTTATACATATATACGCTCATATATTAATACATATGTGTGTTTTTTCAAGGCATTACATATTGACCGCCCATGTGCTCGCCACGACCTGCGAGACCGCCTGCAACCAGCGAACATTTGTTCACTTTAATATATTCAAAATTTTCCATCTAATCGAAAACTTTAGTATACTAAAGGTCGAAAATTTTCGATGTGCAGTATATCGAAAATCCTGCAACTAATCGAATTTTTTCAATCAGTTCGAATACTTTAGATGATTAAAGCGTGAAAACTTTCGATATAGTCTCATGCAATTCGATTGTATTCAATCATATGAGCGTTTGAACATATGAACATTCGTTCATGTGTTGTCATCTGAACAGTTGTTCATATGAACAGACATTCATGTAACGATACATGAACATATGAGCACATATTCATATGACGGCGTAAAATTCAGTTGTACACAATAGAATTGTATGGATAAATCCTGCGGAGTGCGGTTATCCGCCATAGCTTAAAGTTATGACTATCCATAGATTTTTTCTATTATGCAGATTGCCCCTCTAGGTGTATAATGAGTGTAACGAAAGATGATAAATGTCTTTCGTAGGTCTTTTATAATTTTATATTGAAAGGGGTAAAACTCATGAAAGAATTTTCTAGTTTATCAAAATTAGTTGACTACCTAGAGGAACACAGATATTTATTAAAAAAGCCTTATTTGATTGAGATTGAATATAGTAAATCTAATTGGTCTAAAGTGTATCCATTGAATGAGCGTATCTATCAAACCACCACAATTTGTGATTATTTTGATGGCGAAAAACATTCAAGCCTAATCGGTAGTACAAAAAGCGGTAGTGAATACATGGTAAACTTAAGCCAATATAATTGGCGAGTTGCCAAAATCATACTACACGATGAAAAGCCACTCAGATAAACACTAACGGCGGTACTTATGTACCGCCAACGCTTTAAGCACTTAATAATAACGGAGGATGATCAACTTATGTTTTATTTTATCGTTGAACAAGAATATATTAAGGCGCTACTTGATAACGTAGATGAAGATTATAAAAAAGACTTAGAAGAGGGACTAGAAGACCTATAAACCATTGGCGGTATACTTAAGGTATACCGCCTTTTGTTTTACCATCGTATTCTCAATTAGATACTACAAATGAGAAAAGCCAGCGTATTTGATAATTGTTCTCAAATAAAAGTTGCGTTATTTGAGTTATACGGCAGTTTTCAGATGTTCCGTTTATGATTGTACATAAAACACCTAAACGAGCATACAAGCGAAAATACACGATTTTATGATATATGACTTTTTGCGTGTTTTTGCGTTTGTTTGTTTTTATGTACAAAACATATGAATGTGTACGCCTATAGAAGACATCACAATATACCGCAGCTTAAATGAGAAATATTCTCAATACGGTAAATCCTGCGAGATACCACAATTAAATTGCATACAACCGATTATAACATATGAATAATTGAACATACTTTCATGTGTTCAATAAATGAATACATGAGCATATATTCATATGTTTTCAAATGAATGTATGTTCATATGAAAACTTATTCATATAACCGATGTGTGAACATATGAACATATATTCAGATGAAAAACCGTTGCGTGAAATTCGATTGCATACAACCATATTGCACGACCACCGCCTGCGTAAACCATATCGAAAATTTTAGCTATTAGTCAATAATGATTATATTTGTTAATAACATATAGAAAACATTCGATATACAACGGTGTCTATTGTAGACAAACAAATTCATAACTTATGTATGCATACAAAAGATACCACCGTCATTCTCATTTAGACAATACCTCTAGAATTGATTTATTTGCGTTGTACGGCGTTTTTGACTTTTTGCATACAATCATAAGGCGGAGACTTTAGACAGACCTTAGAACGCAAATATTTAAACGTTTTATTGAGAGACATTCTCATTTACGCTTGGTTTTTGCTAAAATTTGACAAATTCGTGTTTTTGTGGTATTTATATATATCTATTGTATAGCGGTATTCAATGGTGTACCGCCATAGCTTAAAACTATGGCAACCATAGATAAAAACTATTGTACATTGCACCTACTAAGCGGTACAATAAGACCATAGAAAAGGTTATATATTTAATCGAAAGGGTGTAGCCTATGGAATTATCTATGATTTTAAAAAATGTTTTGGCTATGGTGTTTACTGTGGCTATGGTGTACGGTATGAATAGAGTATATACCGTATTGGAACGAATGAAAGGGCAAAAATTATGTTAGTACAAAATATGTTAAGTAGTAAGGGTAACACGGTTCCCAATCAATTTATTATTAATATCTGTTTAAATCTAACAGCTTTTCAAAGTTATAATACTTTGATTGCCGTATATGATAGTAAAAATGATGTAATGTATCAAGATAGAGAAAAATATTCTCATACCACATCTAAATACTTAAATAGATTTATTCGAAAATTTTCGCCGTTACACATTGAAAAAGTAAATAATGAAGAATTATATATGATTATTGAAAGAGGTTAAAATGAAAACAATTACAAAAACAGAAACAAAGACAATTAATATATATGAATATAATGAATTATCTATTGATGTACAAAATAAAATAAAGAAAAATATGCTTGATAATATCATTCATAATGGAATGATTGACGAACTTATTGATATGATATTATTATCTAATGTACAAGAAAAAGAATATAATATTACTACTCATTATCAATGTCTTTATAAATATAGCTATTATGGTGATGCTTTAGAAATGTTTATAAACGATAATAAAAAATTATCATTGCTTATTCGTTTTGTTTTACCTAATGCAGACATAAACGGCGAAAACGTAAAATATCAAATATTTGATGTTAACGGCTTTAAGTTAGAGAATTATCTTTTATTATCTGATAGCGAATGTTTACAACTTGCGAACGAATGGAGAAAATTACAACAAAGTTTTTATGATTTTGATAAAGATATAGAATTAATTATAGAACATTATCATAATAACCATAATGACTTATTAGATACAAAGGAATTAATAAATTATTGTAGTCAATACTATTTTACTATTGACGGTGAAGATATCGGACTTATTACAGAAATTAACGGTTAAAGAGGTACAACATGGAATTTATAACATTGTTACAATATGCACGACAATATAAAAACGAGTTAGGAACACTTGATGGATTGCATGATTTTCTTGAGTGTATCAACGAATTTTCAGAATATGAAATGGATATGCTTGACATTTTAAGTCAAGATTTGAATATTGACGAGTCAAGCGAATATATTAAAAATGGTGATTGTTGGTATTATACAGATATTTATAATTATATAGACTTATATTTTTATGAAAGTGGTTTATATGGTGATTTACCGTATTGGATATCGATTGACTATGAAAAAACATTTAGAAATATTTGTTGTGAATCATGTGTTGCATACACAGATATGTATAGTCCATTTGTAGTTTATTGTTAGGGGTGAAAATATGAAAACAAAAGATAATATACATAAGATTATAAACCTAAATGCATTTATATTTGATATGTCAAAAGATTATGAAATTATCACATATGCAGAAAGTTATATGTTTTATAGCTATGTAGAATACGATAAAATACATACGTTATTATATCATGACTACGATATACATATATTTGTGCAAGGTAATAATTATTGTTTTATTACTGTTAAGGGAACACATAAGGAATACAACAATTTGAATGACTTTATAAAGTCTCTCAATAGATATCTTGATTTGCTATATTATCTTGATGAGTTATATCTATAGTTGCTTATCAATCGAAAGGGGAACATATTTATATGGCTTTAGTTTTATTAAGTTTAATTATCGTGTTTATTCAACGCACGAAAAACAATCAAACATTATAACATAAGAATTTTTTAACCACGGTTATACCGTTTGTGTTTAACCGTGGAATATAATCATAAGTGATCACATCGGAGGGAACACATGAAAACAGTAGAAAACATAAAAGTGTATTATGGTTTAAAGTGGGTAGAGTTTAAACCTATCACAATAGAAAAACGCAACCGATTATATAACAATGGTACACTATATAAAATAGATAACGCTATCACTTATTATCCATGTGATAGCGAAGGCAAAGAGTTTTATATCTTACTTGATAAAAATAATCGTGTTTTACGGCGGTATTATATCAAGTTTGATTTATATAAAGTTAAATTACAGAATAATCAAGGGCAATTTTTGATTTATGAAAACGAGCATATTTATAGTTATACACATCAAAGATATTTACTACCTATTAACTTATATAAAGGTGTTCAGATTATGATTGACGGCGAACGGCTCGCCGTTGCAAGTAGTTATATCGTATAAACGAAAGGAATAAAAAGAGGTAATATAATAATGTTTACTATCAAAAACGAATACACGAAAAAAGCTATATTGAACGTAGTATCTAATTATGCTACAAGTGGCAAGCCTACAAAAGATAAAGGTAAATTATTAAATTTCTTACGAGATGCCGAGTGTTACGGTTATAACCCTAGTAGGGTAAAAGAGGAACACGAAAATACTATGAATTATCGTGCTTATGTTATATCTGAAATTGTGTTTATCAATGAAAGGATTTTAGACAAAGCGGATAAATGGAGATGGTTGCCGTTCCTTGAACATGAATTATACACGGTTTACAAAAACACTCTAAATGAATTATAGTTTATACGGCGGTATCCTTATAGATACCGCTTTTTCTTGCGTGTACACCTTAAGCAGCAATTCTCAATTAGAAATCCTAAATGAGAACACCAGCGTAGGCATCCATATATTTTGAGAACATTTCTCAATAAAACATTCGTTATTTTACGCTATAGGGTGCGTGTAAAAACATTCGCTTATGATTGTATGTAAAACATATAAAACGCCTTAGAAAGCAAATATAGCGTTTTTAGACCATATGTATTTTGGCAGTCTCATAACGTATATATCCATGGTGTACATCGATTATGCAATAAATCACGCTCATGATGTGGCAACTATTAATAATAATTCTAATGAGTTATGGGAATGTTCAAAAGAATATTTATATTTTCACATGATTGATTTAATTACTGCCCATAATGATATTGTTGATTATTGGGAATGTTAAGAAAAGGGGTTATTAAAATGAAAACATATACATATAATGCATTATTTGACTTTTTACAAAGAAATCTACATTTAATTGATAACATTAAATGTACATCAGTAAAATTCCTATATTTTAACGATATGGAAGGATGGAACTATTTAATTAGATTTAAAATTATTAGTAAAAAAGGCTATAAAAATAAGTTAATAGCTATACATACAAATAGCACATATTTGGATAGCCTTGATACTGTAAATAAAGATACCGTGCAAAGTCTTGTTGAATGTTATATGTAAACAATAACAAGCGGTACAGATCATTTCTGTACCGCTTATATTTATATTCAATATATAAACAACCATTCATACAAACATAACATATGAACGTATGTTCATATGCTACACATAACGCAGGCGTTATCAATACGCACGACTAAATGAGAATAAACGATTGATTTATTTGAGTTATACGGTGCGTTTAATCTCGTTCGAATATAAACATATGCAACGAATACAAATGAGCATACAACGGTAAATATATCTGTTATATACAATCGTTGTATATCGTTGTATTTTTATTTGTTTTATACATATGTATTACTCATGTATGTAACAGATGTATAAACGTATTGTATTGTGATGTGGTTGTACTTTGGTAGTGTACGTAGGGTGTACAATGGCATTGACTTAGGCGAGTGATACTACAGAATTTTGAACCCTTATTGATGTACCCAAATAAAAAACATTGTGTAAAATACAATTTTACAACCACCGCCAGCCAAGACCAATATTAAACATTACTTAAAATCATAGGTATAATGCATATAGTGCATACATGAGTATCTACTCATATGTTACCCAACTGTAAACCGTTAGTTGATACATGAACGAATACTCTATGTACAAACATATATATCGATAGTTTTCAATATATGACATCTACATATTGAGAATACAAGTGATAATGAATGTAAGCAATTAGATATTCTATTACATTGATACTATTCGATTGATTGACTAACCCTAGTATGGTGCATATGTGAACATATGTTCATATGAACCAATGAGACACCCCTAAGCGTATCGAAAATTTTCAATATCCAAAAGGGAGAACCATTCTCAGCTGGGGGCGGTATAATCATAACAAACCCAAGAGCATACCTAAGTCCACACATAAGAAACATACCCCAGTACAAACAATGGCTATATACAAAACACACCATACAATGGTCTACAAACCCATGTTTTATCTATGGTTTCATACATTTAAACACATAACATATGTAGAAAACAATCGCAAATACTATCGATAAAACAATCGTTTCAATAGATTGTCTAAGATATGAAACATCATATGGAACAATCGTATTTTCCAATTTGAGTTGTCTATCGAATATACAATCGTTTAAAATTTTTGTAGAAATTTTTAGGGTTGCATACAAGGTAACTTATGATTTTCTATAATATGTAAACCCTAGTATGATGATTATGTTTTTTGATGTATGTTTTCCTAGTATAGCGTTATTATAAGTTTGTGACATGGTACTAGGGAGATGCAATACTAGGACTGTGTATCGTTTGGACAATATTTTTCAACATAGTTAATCACCATCATAGGATGGTGATTGCTTTATTTTTAGTCAGACTAACTACAGGCCGCAGCCAAACTATTTTCCATCCAAAATCACGACCCTAGTGTTGTGCTTGTGAAAATTCATCACGATACTATGGTTGTGTTTACCAACGTACATTCGTTCGATTTTATCCCATGTGGGTCAGATGCCGTCCAACCCAAGCACTACCATAGGAGTGTGACACCAGCCTAGTACCATGCGAGTTAAAAATCCTGTATCGCATTTTATAGATTTAAGACTTATGGGGCATTTTTTACTCATAAACTGGAAAAAATTTTTTCAAGTCTTGAAACACAGATATTTACTGAGCTGAGTGGCATTTTTGAGGGGTAAATTTTACCATGTAAAATAAAATATTTATCCAATTTTAAGAAAAAAGTGTTACAAAAATCAAATGTTTTACCCTATAAGTAGAGAGAGTTTTAACTTATGGTTTGAAAGCAAGTGCGTTCTTGAAAGAGTTTTAAGAAACAGCTTTTGAAAAAGGTTTTACCCCAAACTTAAGAAACCGACTTGAAAGACATTCCGTAAGGAATATTGCGAAGCAATCTATAAGGAATACTCTAAAGAATACATAAGTATTAAACCTATAAGATTGTCTTCGACAATAAACACTAACGTGTTTGCCTTATAGTCAGATATTGTGTTTGAGACCAAACCTGTTAACATACGTGTGAGACTACAAATGAAACATACAGATGTAACCCAAGAAACACAAAAAGGGCATACATAAGAATATATCCTAAGATATAAACCTATGTATGCCCTTTAAAAGACTTTGTGATTAATACTCTGGGAACTCAGCAATAAATCGCAATCCAAGGTAGACAAAAATTGCACAAATTGCAAAAGCCAACCAAGAGTCACCAAACTTGACAGTTCCGTCAGCGATATTGCTTACGGTGGATGCTCCATACATGCCAGCGACAACAATATACAGAATACCTGCGGTGCGTGGAGATGTTACCCATCCGACAACCAATGCAATCGCAAGACTAACTGCGGTAACCAATAGTAATAATAAAATAATTGCAATCATAAGTGATTCCTCCTGTTATAAAGCCATAATGGCATACACTTTAGTATTTAATTCCTCTGTTGTGATACCAATGTATCGCATTGTGATTGCTTCCGAGGAATGATTAAAGACTTGCATAAGGTACGCAATCGGTACACCTTTGCGATACGCATGGTATCCAAATGTTTTACGCATCGAGTGCGTACCGATGTTATCTAAACCACATTTCACGGATGCAGCTTTGATTTTCCTCCACGCTTGTACGGTCGAGATATGTCCGTCACCAGAGCGACTTGGAAATAACCAATGCTTGCATCGGCTTGCGTATTCGCATAACAATGCGTAGACCTCTTTAGATAACATAAACCGTTTGAACTTACCTGTCTTTTGTTCATACAATTCCATCTCTGGTTTAACATCATCGACTGTGAGACCGACAAGGTCGCTGATGCGGAGACCAGAGTTAATGCCAAGAGTGAACAACATTTTATCTCGGTCATTCCCTAGTGCTTGTTTCATTTCTTGGACTTTTGATAGATTTCTAATTGGTTCTGTTGTATTAGCCATGATATGTTTCCTCCTGTGTGTTTCCATGATTTCTACTTATATGATACATTACAGGATATATTATGTCAACAACTTTTTGAAATATTTTTGGAGAATTTGATATTATGAATGAAGTCGCATTAAAGCGTAAAAAGGGTTATGAGAACCGCATTGACTTTTTCGGTCTTGGCGACTATGTAACCGATTGGCGAAACGCTGGTAAATCTTATACGGCAATCGCTCGACAACTAAATAAAGAACATAAGGGCGAGCTACAGAATATCTTGATTACGCCTAAGATGGTCGGTGATTGGTGTCGCACAAACTTGGTACAAGAGATGCAACCATCGGAAGAAACTGAAGTGGTTAACACCTATAACCAACAAAAGAACTTACTTGATATGGTTGAGACACAAATCGAGATGATACAACTGTTCATAGACGACTTGCAATGTCAACAAGCGACTGGTTCTTCGGATGCCGATGTTGTCTACAAACGTATGAAAGACCTAATGTTAGACCAAGAGAAGTATATCGCAAGAAAACAGTCTATCTTAAAGGATATGCAAACAGTCGCAGAGAAAATTTATACATTCCAAGCTATGAACTCTATTATCGTTGAGATTATGGATATTATCAATAAAGAAGACCCTGCTTTGGCGAATAAAGTGCGTGAACAAATGAAAGATAATAAGATTTTATTGGCAAATTATGCAAAAATCCAACAAAATTGATAATTTTTCTCAAAAAAGTGTTACAAAATTAAAGTGTTTTATACTATATATAGAGAACGAATTTTCTGTAAGGAGGTGTGTTAATGGCTGAAAATATTTTAGACACGCTACTAGGGGCATCTCGAGCGACAACAGAGCCAAGTGATAACACACCAACTGACAAAGATATTGGTGCTACAAACTTGGAACACTTCGCCAAGACATATTTCCCCCATATATTCTCTACTCCATTCTGCGACTTTCATCATTCGATGTTTAGGGATGCAGAAAATATGATACTGCACTTTGATAACTTGCATAACAAATTTGTTCGTGCGGCACCACGAGGTCACGGTAAGAGCCGTATTATCTCGGTCGTGTTCCCTATATGGTTAATCGTGTATGGCTATCGTAAGAACATACTGATTATATCTGATACCTTTGAACAAGCCAAGGAGTTCATTCAAACGATAAAAGACGAACTAGAAGATAATGAACGTTTGAAAAAAGACTTTGGTCTTCTTAAAGGTGATAAGACATGGGCAAGCGACAAGATTGTCACAAAGAACAAAATCCAAGTGTTTGCAAAGTCAAGCGGTCAATCTTTACGTGGTTCAAGTTATAACAATATTCGACCAGAAGTTGTTATCTTGGACGACCTTGAGAATGACGAAGCAGTAGAAACAGAAAACCAACGCAAGAAATTATATGATTGGTTCATGAAAGTATTGATGCCGATTGGCAATCCTCGAACTGTATTTTTGTATGTTGGTTCGGTATTGCATTATGAATCATTACTATATAAAGTGTTGACCGACTCCAAATTTAATAACTGGAATCGTTCAATATATAAAGCTGTATACACGTTTTCCGAAAGTCCTTGTTGGACTGTTTGGGAAGAAATCTTTAACGACTTGTCAGACCCAGATGCGGCAAAGAACGCAGCCGATTATTTTGAGGAACATCGAGATGAAATGATGGACGGTGTCAAAATAATGTGGGAGGGTCGTAACTTTGGTTTATTTGAACACATGGATTGTTCATACGAAGAGAAGATGAGATTGTCTCGTGATAACTGGTATCAAGAACTCATGATTTTGCGTATGCAAGACGATGAAGCGTTCAACTCAGAGTATCAAAACAACCCTATGACAGAAGCGAGTCGAGTGTTTAAAGAGTCGTGGATTAAGGCTAACTATTATGACGAAACGAATTTACCTAAGATGAAACAGATATATGCATCTGTCGATTTATCTATGGGTAAATCACGAACATCTGATTATTCTGCGATTATATTTGTCGGTCGTGGCGTAGATAATTATTTCTATGTGTTAGAAGCCGACATTGAACGCAGGTCACCAGATATTATTATTAATGATATACTGTTGTATCTCGACAAGTATAATGGTCGTTTAGACGGTTTTATTGTCGAAGAGAACGTATTCCAAGAGTTCTTCTCTAAGACTTTACAGCAGACCGCCGTTGATATGGGTCTGTATGTAAACTGGATTTCTGCTCGTAGTACAGCGAGCGACAACAAGGGTACTAGAATACGCTCGCTTGCACCAAAGATAAAGCAGGGATACATCAAGTTTAACAAAAACCATCGTGTTCTCGAAAGTCAACTTAAGAACTTTCCAAAAGACCACGATGATGCACCTGACTGTTTAGAACGGTGTATATCTAAATTCTTAGAAAACTCATCGACTATCAATGTTGGTGCGATGGGTACAATTCGTAAGAAACGAATGGACACACTATCATTCATGAAAGGTTGGAAACGATGAACCTACGAGAAAAAATTTACGCATGGATGAGTGCTTTCGTTACACGAGATACTATTGCCAATGTAACACAAACATGGTTTGGTCGTTGGGGTAATAAGAAACGCAAAAACACGGAAACTAAGTTGAGTGTCGATGCGTTACGAAACATGGCAAAAACACCTATTGCTAGAAGTGCTATTAATCAAATTCGAGAGGGCATCCTAGCATTGCCATGGGAGGTTGTTTCTATTGATGATAACGAAAATAAAAAAGCAATTCGCAAAGTAACTGAGATTGTTAAACAACCTAACCCTGTGGACGATTACCATGACTTCATTGGCAAATTATTTGAAGATTTAATTGTGTTAGACCTTGCGTTCTTTGAACAAAAGGTTGTTAAAAGGGATAGACCTTTGTATTTATTCCCTATTGATGCTCAAACGATTGAAGTTGTCACAAATTGGTCTGGCGATTTAAACCAGCCAAGATACATGCAGAACGCCAATGGTGTTCAGGAGTGGTATAAATGTGATAAAATCGCAATGTTACAACGCACGAAACTGACTTATGATGAGTTTGGTTATTCACCATTAGAACAAGCCTATCGACACATCAAGTATCTATCTGAGGTACAAGAGTATGCAAATGATATTTCTTCTAATGCGATGCCAAAGTATTTGATTAATCTTGGTGCAAACGCATCTCAAGAGGAAATCGAGAAAGTTCGAGTGTATATCGAAAGTGAAATCCAAGGTCAATCTGCTGTAGCAATCGTTGGTACAACACAATTAGATGCAAAACAAGTGTCTCCTATTGGTGACGAGTCAGCATCTCTAAATTGGCAAAAGCTGTTGTTACAAATTATTGCCACATGCTTTAACATTCCACCAGAACGACTTGGGGTTGCAATCTCAAATGACCGTTCAACATCATCGGAAAAAGACAACGAGATGCTGGAATACACAATTAAGCCATGGGCGAAAATATTTGAACGTGCCATCAATAAATATGTCGTTGATAGACTTGGTTATGGTGGCAAAATTGAGTTCCGTTTTGTGTTTACTCCTACTAAGGCTCAACAAGCCGATGCCGTTGAACGAGTTAGAAAACTTGTTGATGGTAATGTTATCACAATCAACGAAGCTCGTCAAGAACTAAATGGTGTTCTTGGTATTGAACTCCCTGATATTCAAAAGGGCAATCAACTGCTCGATGAATATAAATCATCTCTAATTGAACAACGAGTGATATCCACCCCACAAGATGTTCCTTTAGAGAAATCTACGGAGAAAGGAGAGACAGATAGTGAATAAGCAAAAGGTATCCTTGCAAGCTAATGCAATTAGTGTAACCCTTGATAATTTACACTCAAATGCAATGCGTTTTACAGGTACTTGTATGTTTTTGAACACACCGTCTGATTATACGCCCAATGGTGTTGACAGACCAGTAGTATTGTCTTCTGATGAAGCTGAAAAATGTGCATCCACGATGAACCTTATGGGTATTAATTGTGATTATGACCCATGGCTATTCCCAGATGAACTCATGACTGCTCACAATCGAAGAAATAAAATTGGTGTTGTCGAAAAGTGTTGGGTTGATGGTGATGAGCTAAAGTTTACAGGCATCATGTATAAAAACGACTTCCCAGATATTGCAGACTTCATTAAAAAGACCGTTGACTCCCTTGGGTTCTCCGTGGAAGCCATGTTCAATCTTCACGAACACGAAGACTATATTGAAATGGCAGATGTCGAATTTACTGGTGTTGCTATGTTGTTTAAAAATGCAGCCGCATACCAAAACACTTATATTGCTGAAATTGCTGCAAAGGCAGCGAAAGGAAAACAAATGGAAAAACACGAAATTCAAAACCTTATTGAAGAAACAATCAAGGCTCAATTAGAAGCTAATGCAAAAGCTGAACAAGCAAAAGTTGAAGCTCAAGAATTGGCAACTGCAAAAGCAGAAGTTGAACGCTTGACTGCTGAATGTTCTGCTAAAGATGTAACAATCGCTGAAAAAGATGCGAAAATCGCTGAATTGGAAAAAGCTGTTGCTGACAAAGATGCAGAAATCGAAGCATCCGCAAAAGAAACAACTGTTGTTTCCGATGTTAAAAATCTTGAAACAAAAGCAAAATTAGAAGCTGGCAAGAAAGAAAACTTCACAGACTTCGCAGATATGGTTAACTCTGTATTATAATACAGACGATATTTAAGTACTATTCATAACAGGAGACTACATAATATGGCAGTAACAAAAACAGGTTTTATCTCTGCAGCAGCCGTTGCAGACTACAATCAATCTCACTATATCGAACTTCCTAAGTTCCAAAAAGATATGCTTGACTTGTTGAATCGTCAAGTAACAATCCGTGACCGTATCAAATCCGTAATGGCGACAGGTCACCCATCTAGATATTGGGAACAAACTAAGATTGCACACAACGCAAAATTCGTAGATGCTCGCACAGGTGACTCTGGTAAATACGGTGTTACAGGTACTTACGATGAAGACTATGGTCGTAAAGAACGTGCATTGTTCATTAAAGCAATCACTTCTGGTATTAAATACTCTTTATTCGACCAAGATATTGTTGCTCAACAAGGCGATGAACTTGCTAAACAAATGTTAAATAAAGACATGGCAGATATGCTTGTTGATTTATATCAAACATCCAATAAAGGTATTTGGACAGGTAATGCAACTTCTACTGAAGACTCTACTGCAACTGAATACTGCGGTTTGGCAACACAAATTACAGACTCTGTAACTGTGGCTAACCCTTATAGCTTTGCAACTGCTTCTGGTGATTTTGTAACAGATACTATTCGCACGAAAATGGCTCAAAACTTGGCATCTACTAAGTTTGTAGGGATGCCTACAGCTATCTATGCGAACCCATTGACTATTGATTACTTAAGCCGTGCAGAACTTCGCCGTCCTAACTTCAGCGTAGACCAATCTGCTGATAAAGTTGATTTAGGCAATGGTTTCATTGTGAATACTATCCGTACACAAGCTGGCTATTTACCATTGATTCCAGACAACTATATCCCATTTGACCCATCTAACAAAAAACATACATTGTATGTTGTAAACGAAAACTTAATCGAACGTCATTGGGTTGGTGATTCTGAAGCTCGTGTATTCAAAATGGGCGACACTAAAGACTTATTAGACGAGTACGTTGCAGTAATGTTTGACGCAGTTGTTGCTAAAGGTGCAGATGCAGGTGCTCACTTCAAAGTTGATTTTGTTGAAGCGTAATCAGCTATAATTCAAACGATTAATCACAGGGGTGTCTTTTGACACCCCAATGTTTTAACCGAATGGAGATACATATGTTAGTAACATTAAAAGATAGTGATGCAAAACGCATTTATCTGTGTGGTCGCATCATTGAATCTGACAACGGTCGCTTTGAGGTTTCCGAGGAAGAATACGCTTTGAATGAAGCCGTACTAGAGCCTGTGGATAAAAAAGCTGGCAAAGTTGTTAAACCATTGGACACTAAACAGTCCAAAAACAAAGAAGAAACGGAAGCTGAATAACAGGAGAGTCAATATGTCGATGTACTTAGAACCAAATGAGATTGACGAATATGCAACGATTATTCCCTTTGATGAGACTCATGTTCGCTTCGCATCGACAATGATTGATGCCTATGTTGGAACGAACAATGGTCAATCAAAGTTCTCACAAAACAGGGCAATCGAAGTTGTTCATCCGAACCGCAAGGGTATTCTGATACTTAAGAATGACCCTGTATTAGAGATTGAGTCTATCCAAGGTGTTCATACACGAGATGTAAATGAAGTTGGTGTTGAAATAGAGCCATATCTGTACGATTTTGACGGCAGTAAATACGTTTATCTACTAAATAATGCCAATAAAATGTCATATTCAAAAATCTTCTTGCGTGGTGCAAGATATTACAAGGTCACATACAAGTATGGGTATGATGGAATCCCAGAAGAAGTAAAAACTGCATGTGCTATGCTTGCCATGAATATATCTCAGGTATCAACCTTTACTGCATTAGACTCAATGACTACACTTGATGCTAGATTTTCCCTTGCTGACCCTAATTTGTTTACGAATGAGATTAAGTCTCTATTGTCTCGCTACAGGTTCTAAACGGAGGTATATATGAGAGAAAAATATACGCCTAAGTTTGACTGTACTCGGATGTTCGCATCATGGAGAGAGACTATAAAATGTGATGGCAAGAAGCCTGAGTTTGTACTTTTTACTCGAATCGGTCGTGGTACAAAACGGTTTCTTGTGAATAATGTCAGATGGGGAAATCTAATGTCTGACTCTGCACTTGAGTGTGGAGACATCTGCGAACGCAAGAATGGCGATACGCTGTTCTTGGTCGCAAAAACAAACTCATTCAAGGGAGACAAAGGTGAGTTTTACACAACTAATACCACAGTAAATATCTATAGTGTTGACAATCAACTAGACGAATATGGTAACACGGCAGGCACCACCGCTACACTTAAAGTGAAAAATCTTAAGTGTGTATACGAAGATGTTTCTGCCAAAATGCATATATTTGACTATGGTTTGTTACCAACTACAACCAAGCGTTTTATTTTACCCAAAGATACTGGTGTGGCACTACTTGATAGAATCGAAATCAATGGGCAGTTCTTACAAATTGATGTAATCAACAAGTTCGATTTTGCTCCATTCTTGTATGTGCAATGCTCACCAGATGAGCGTGGCTAACCATGGAAACAATCCAAGATGTAGTCTCTAAGGTTGTCGAAGACCATGTATTCGCTTTAACAGAACGCATCCAGCAACGATGGAGTGCGACAGACCAAGGTGAATATACTGCTCACGATATAACACTTAGACGATATACACCAAGCAAAAACATGGTTAGACTTGGTTTAGATTTTGAGGGTCTTGGTGCTTTTATCCTTGAGTATGGCTCAGGTTCACTTATGGTGACAAACACGAGTGCAGAAATTGGAGACCTAGGCAACCCAGATGTCTCAGATTACATGAACTCCTCGTGGTTCAACAACGCTAGGACAGCTAATGGAAATGCAATCACAGGTCGTGACAAAGGAGATATTATCCATTCCCCTGAAAGAGGTGGAAAGGATACAAAATCTAGTGGTAAATTATATGGGAAAAACCTTGAGAAACCGCTACCACGGAAGAACCCCAAGGCAAAACCATTACCACCACTAGAACCACAAGAACCACTACATATTGTGGAAGAAGAGGTCTTCTATTGGTGTATTGAACTTGAAGATGCAATTAATGAAGCAGTCGATGAGTGGTTAATGGACTCAATCGAGGGATGTTTCAAAGGGGCAAACGCATGAAGTATACGGTACAACTGTTAGACGAAATATGGGATACATTCCGCAAGGATGAAACCTTGGCTATGTTACTGAGGGTAAAAGACCCAACGAGTCTTACTGAATGGAACACTAAAATGAGACGAGGGTTGGCAGGTGCTGAACTCGTTGACGAAAAACAAGATATTTATTTTGTTATGTCGTTCATACCATCCGTAGGTGGAACAAAGAATTGGATGGTTAACAAGAATATGCTTGAGTTTCGACTTATTGGTCGGAGTAACAATCGCAAACTAATGAATGACTTATATATCCACCTGAACAAATTGTTAAAAAAACATTATGAAGATATGTCTGTTTATGCTGAGGGTTCATTCTCTACAGGCACAGCAGGTCTTATTGGTTATATGTTTAGAGTTAGACCATTTACTTGGTCTTGATTACATCTTAATTACAGGAGAATACTTAATGGCACAACAAACTGGCAAAAACTTTGTTTTGAACGGTGTAGGTGAAGCATGGGCGAAACGTGTCGTAAACGGCAAAGTTGAAGCCTACAAACTAGGCACGCTTCAAACAATGAAACTATCATTTAGTTCATCTGACGAAAAGGTGTATGGCTCAGATGCCTTGCCACCTATTTATATCTTGAATAAAGAATCCTCTGTATCTGCATCATTTACAGAAGCACGTTTCAACCTTGATTATCTTGGTGTAACTGCTGGTGCTGAAATCGATAACAAAGGTACTTTGATTTTCTCTGTTGAACCTACATTGATTGCAAGCGGTACATCCTTTACTGTACCAAACGTATCCAATGTAATTCCAGAAGATACAATTGTTGTACTTGCGAACGATGTGCAAATGGAAGACGAACGTGAAACTTTAGTTTATGTAAAAGCATCTCCATCCGCAGGTCAATTTACGATTGATGCAAACGGTGCTATCACGCTAGGTGCATCTGTAACAAATAAATACATCGAAGTATCTGGTTTGCGTACTGATACAACATCTCGCCGTGCAACAATGAAAGCAACATCTGTTCCTCAATTCGTGGAAATCCGCCACGTTTCTAACCCAGTTGATATGGGCGATGGCAAAAAAGTTGTTCTTCATACTCACATCTTCCGTGCACGTGCTACAGGCAAGATGGATATAGACCACGAACGCCAAAAGGCGTCCGCTCCTCAACTTGAGTTTGAGGTAATGTACGACACTACTCGTACCGATGGTAAAATCTTGGAAATCACTCAAGAAATTCAATAAAAACTTATGGGGGCATCTTAATGATGCCCCTTATTTTTTATATATGGAGATTTAACATATGGCAGACACATTAATTCCTAAGAGTAAATACGTTCAACTTGGCGATAAAGAATATCAAATCCATCCAATGAAACTTGGTGACTATGCAAGAGTAGAACGGTTGTTGTCTAAGATTAATGACCAGTATTTATATTTGAATTTACCAACACCAATTACTAAGGAAGACGGTTCATTCGAACTAGATAAGAATGGTAAAGTGAAATATGACTATGTGGCATTTAATGCCATGTGTGAATTATTTGAGCTTGCATTACACATTCCAAGAAAAGAAGTAATGGATGTTGTTGATTTAGATAGCGGTATCGAAATCTTAGATGAATACATGTGTATCTCAGGTTTAAAAAAAAAGATAATGATGGGTCTACAGGGGATGGCGGACTCGACAATGTAATCGCATCCCTTGTTCAACACACGAGCGAAACAAAAGCAAGTCTAATGGAATATACCTTGCCAGAACTAGAGGGTTTATCTACTGCATTAAACGAAAATAATAAACTAGATGATTCATCGGAAGACTCTTTTGTTGACTCCAATTCAGTAACAGGAGCAGATGCCATTCGAGGTCTTTTAAGTTCTGGATATGCAGAATAGAATGGAGTAAATAAATGGCGAATAAGAAATTCGGATATGATATAAAGGTCAACTATGGTAATATCCATGACGACACCCAAAAGGTTATCAAGGGTCTTCAAGAACTCGATAAAGCCATTGGACGACTCAAGAATGTAAAGGATATTTCCATTAATGTTAAAGCTGGTGGAGACCAATTCAAGAAGTTAACTGAGTATGCCGCACAACTCGACAGGAGTCTTAAAACCGCATCTGCAAGCGGTGCAACTCTCAGTAATTCCCTTGGACAAGTAACCTCTAGGTTTGCAAGCGTTCGTGATATGACAAAGAATGTCTCTAAGGAAGTAACCGATGCTTCAAGAAACATTGAAAAACTAGGGCAATCATTACAGCGGTCTTCAATGACGGCTAAAGAACAATCGTTCTCTGGACAGATTGCGAGCCTAAAGAGACAAGCGGAAGAAAATTATAGACAAAATTTTGCTACAAATCCAATGGCTTATGCTCAAAATGCACGAGCACTCAATACTGAATTGCAAAAACTATATCAAGCACAAAAAGTTGTCAACTTGGCAACAAGAGAAAACATTGGTCTTTTAAAACAATGGGGCATTGACACAGAAAACGTAGGTCATAGACTTGGTTATCTTGCAACACGCATGGTCGCATCGTTTGCATTAGATAAAACTATCCAAAGTTTCACTCAAATGGCACATGTTGAAAAAGATATGGCTGGTTTCGCCCAAGTAATGAAACATGGAACAGGTCAAACAAACGCTTTTGCACGAAGTTTAATGGAAGTTGACCCATCGCATATGGTGAATGGTCTACAATTATCTGGGCAAGAAGCGGAACACTTTAAGCATGAGCTTGAGGAAATGCAAAGCAAACTACAAGGACTTGCCGTTAAGTATGGTACAACTAGCCATGAAATGATTGAGTCTGCCAAACTTTGGGGTCGTGCATACAAAGATAACAACACAGTACTTGCGTTAACAGATGCAGCCACTAAACTTGCGGTAGCCGATGCGTTTGACATCGTATCTGCCAATAAAGCACTTGAGTCTTCAATCATGCAATGGGGTTTCCAAATTCATAATGCAAACGATGCTGTGAGTGTTTCAAGCCGTATTATTGATTCGTGGACTGCATTAGCTCATAACTATACGGTTTCTGCACAAACATTATCTGAAGCAAACAAGCGTATGGCTCAATCTGCCGCAGAAGTTGGTGTATCATTTCATTCCGCACAAGCACTTGTCGCTGTTATGGCTCGAAAAACACAAGCAGACGGCGGTGAAATCGGTAATGCCTTAAAGTCTATCTTTGGTTCTATTCACTCTAAAAAAGCAATCTCCGCATTGCAAGACTTTGGTATCGAAGTCTATAAGGTCGGCGAAAATGGTGAAAAATCGTTCCGTAAAGTTGACGATGTTCTATTAGATTTAATGATTAAAGCTCAAGGGTCAAAAGAGTCCATGGAGGGTCTTTTAAAGGCTATCTCAGGTGGTAAATGGCAATGGAATAAAGCAGATGCCATGTTAGATTTAAATGAGTATCTTGAAGCATTAAAACAATCGTCTTCTTCTATGGGTTTTACAAACGCTCAAGTTGGTATGCAATTAGATACTATTGAGACAAAACTTAAACAAATTTCTGCTCAATGGGAGAAAATGACATCAAGCAGTCATACTCTTGGTTCTGCAATTAAAGCCACATTGGATGTCACCTTGGGTTTATTAAAATGGCTTGACTCTATTCCATCTTCTATGTATGTTATAGCTGGTGCAACTCTTGCCGCATTAATTGCTCAACGCAGATGGGGTTCTGTCAGCCAATTAGTAATTAAGAATGTTTCAAGACTATGGACTGAAGCTACGACTCATGTAAATGGATATATTGTCGCTGCACAAGAAGCATCTGTTGCAACAAGTGGCGTTGGTCGAGCTATGGCAACAACAAGCGGTGCAATCAAAGGTGTTGGGTCTGGTTTAAAAGCACTTGCTGGCGGATGGCTTGGTATCATCATGATTGTAGCAATGGTTGTAGAGACATTGTCCGACCTTTATACTGCATCACAAGATACAACTAAGTCTCTATATGAAGATTATTCAGCACACCAAAAGCTAGCTCAACAATACGAAGAGACTGCGGCAAGAATGGAAGAAGCTAGAGGGGTTGCAGAACAATATATTACCATCCATTCTCGATTACAAGAAAAAATAAAAGACACAGCAACATCTGAACAGGAACGAATCACTCTACAAAACCAAGTCCAAGAATCAGAACAAGGACTTATTGCCATTTTGGGTGAAGAAGAGACTGCTTATGTGCTTGCCGCAGATAGTGCCGAAGAGCAAAGCCAAAGAGCACAAGATGCAATTACTCGCAAGAAAGAAGAACTTCAAAAGTCAGCCGAAGACGAACGTGCAGCCATTGCTGAGACGGCAAATCAATTAAGAGCGGCAACCAATGCGAATATAGACTCTCTCAAAAGCGAAGAAACCAGTTGGATTAGACGAATGGCTATATTGAAAGAGTATATCGGCTGGGTTGGTCTTGCTCAAATGGCTTATGCTAAGTTGTTACAAATCATTGGCGAATGGAAAGAAAAACGTGCAAACGCACGGATTGAAGACCTCAAGAAACAACTTGAAGAAGATAAAGCCGAAGCCGAAGCAAGAAGAGCAGAGGGAGACCTACAAGGTGCACAAGCGTTTGAAAACCGCATGGCTGAAACCGAACACCAAATGAATATCTCTCAAGAGTCTTTATCAATGGCTAAACAATGGCAAGATGAAGCTCAAGACAGTATCGCAAAACTTAATGCACGAGCAATCGCTAATATCAGGGTTGAACAAGCGGAAAAACTTAATGAGTTGGATATGACTGCAAACTCAGGTCATGCAGGTGGCGGTGCTATCGGTGGCGGTAACACAGGTGATTATGCACGAAGCGAACTACCAGATGGAGCAGGTGACGAATCTAAGGGCAAAAAAGGCAAGTCCTCAAGTAAAAAACAAAAGAACCCTTTGGCAGAGACTCGTGTTGGTGCAGCCATTGATTTCTTGGTAAAACAAGGGTTTTCTGTTAACCAAGCATATGGTATCGTAGGTAATCTACAAGTAGAATCTTTTGACGATATTCGTCCATGGGCGGAAGACGGTACAGGTGCGTACGGTATTGCTCAATGGCAAGGCAGTCGCTTAGAAGACTTAAAACAATTCGCAAGAGATAATCAGTCTGATTATACTGCTTTTGAAACACAACTTGCGTTCCTTGTGTATGAATTGCAACATAAAGAACGTGGTAATTGGCAAAAGGTTCTTAGTGAATCTGTCAATGGTACACCAGAAGAATATGCATCATATTTTGATAAATATGTTGAACGCTCTTCTCAAGAGCATAACTGGGTGCGGCAACAAAAGGCTCGTGCCCTTGCAAACAATGGTTATGGCGATGAGGATAAAACTGCTGACAATCGTGCTAACAAACTCATTGAAAAACAAAAGAAAGTTGAAAACATTGCCCTAAAACTTGCCAAAGAACAGCTTGAGATGGAAAATGCCATGAAGCCGAAAGAGCAAGCCGATTTTGCAAAAGAAACGGCATCTTTAACTGAAAAAATCAAGAGCATGCAAAAAGAGATTGATGAGCTATTAAAACTCAATCCTCAAGCCAATGTCAAAAGTCTTCAAGAAACGATGAAGAAATATGAAGCAACTATGACTCATCGTCTTCAAGATAAATACCGTGATAAAGACTATGACGAAGCCGTTCAAATGATGAAAGACCGTCATGAGAACGAAGATTTAGACCGTGATATTGCAGGAACATCTGAAAACTTCTGGGTGTCTGATGTACGTACTGTCAATCGTTTGGTTGAAGAGTATATGATTAAAGTCAAGAAATACCAAGATATGGTTGCAGCCTTTAAGCGTGGTGACTCTGAATATACCGAAGCTGACATTCGCAAGGCTGGTCTTGAGCTTAAGAAACTTGAGGTTCAAATCAAGAAAACAGGCAATGCACTCAATAAAAACATCAAGCAACAAACACACGATGTATTCCACGGATTAATCTTTGAGGGCAAAAAGTTTAAAGATGTGTGGAAAGACTTGTGGAAACAACTTGCCGAAGATGCCTTAAAAATGATATTTAAAATCCAAGACGGTAATGGTGGTTTGCTACAGAACTTACTAAAGAGATTCGATAAGAAATATCAAAAAGGTATCAATCCTGTGTTGGGTGGCGATGGGAAAGACGGTAAAAACATTGGAGGTATTGACGAAAGTCTAAACCATCAAATGTTGACTGCTCAATCTACACGAAACCTTGATAAAAACTTTGAAACATTCATGGCTAACACTCAAAACGGTACTGCTTGGCAACAAGCGACATTTACCGATGCGGTAATCTATGGTAATGTCCAAGGTGAAAAAGGTAATGTAGACTTACCTGAGACAACTAAAGACAAAGACGGTAAAACCGATGTATCTCAATATATCAACGCTGGCATGAAAATTGCTGGTGGTGGCAATAACAAGTGGATGGGTACTCTCAGTACTGTCATGGGTTTTGCTAAACAATTTGGTCTATTGAAATTCGCTGGCGGTGGTTCTGTTGACAAAGACCAATTAGTTCGTGTTGGTGAGGGTGATAAAAAGGAATGGATTATCCCAACCTCAGATAAAGCACGAGGTCGTCAACTATTGAATCAAGCGGCAAAAGACCTTGGTGTTGGTGTAACAAGTGGTATTGAACCTAAGTGGCAACATGAGGAAACAAAGAATGGTGCTATGTCGGATGCAACTAAAAGGCAAGACCGATTGATGAATCAAATGGTTGCTAATACTCATGCTATGACTAAGGGCATGAACTATATGGCGAACAATAGTTCTGGTTCACAACAATCTATCGCTCAACCTGTGTTTGTTAAACAAACAATATCCGACCAAGACTTCTTGTCTAAGTACCAAAAACTGATTGCTCTTGGGAAATTAAAACAAGCATAAAATCTTGTTACAAAAGTCGAATGTTTGATACTATAGATAGAGGGGCGAATACCCCCTCTATTGTTTTTACTATGGAGGTCATATGGAAGACATAACAAAATACCTTGGCTTGAAATATGGCTTTGATAAAACCAAAGGTCAATACCATTGTGCTGACATATGCCGTATGTGGTATAAAGACCATGGATATACACATTGTTTTGACGATGGGAAGAAAGACCCTGTGTCCTGTGAAGATTTTCACAAGAACCATCAAATGAGACTCTTGCGATATTTATTGAAACATTTCGATAAAGTCAGAGATGCGGACAATCTTCAACATGGAGATGTTGTTGTATTTAATGTTGACGGAGATTTACACACAGGGGTATATCTACAAAATGGACAAATACTGGCGATGCAAGTTCCTTGTGTTACCAATCAGTCTCTATCTGCTGTATTTAAACGCAGTTATTGGCAACCATTGTTCTATTGTGGTTTCCGTCAAGAAAGGAATAACTAATGGCACAATTACCAAAGTTTCCTTTACCGTATATATTCGAGGTTGAAAAAGGTCTAAAGTTCGCTACACAAGAAGTCGTATTCGCAAGTGGTAAAAAACAAGTGCGACAAAATGCGGTAACACCGACAAGAACTTGGAATATCAGCTTACGAGGAACAACTGAGCAACAAAAGATATTTGAAGACTTTTGTGAAACAGTTGGTGGTAACACAAGGCATTTTGTGTTTACCGATGAGTTTGGTAAAGACCAAATCTGCCGTTTCGCAACCAACGAATTTAATCTGAAAGTGCTACGAGATTTTACTATTGAGAATGGTACTCATGGCAATGCTGTTGGTTTCACGGCAAGCGTTCAAATTGAAAAAGTAATCTAACAGGAGGATGTATGATTAATCTACCTGTTGCATTTCGTGATGCTTTGGAAAGCGGTTCGGTGTTTGACATCGAATTATACGAAGTGCATATCCCAAACATGACATTATATTTATGCTCATGTGATATAAATATACAATTCAACGGTCAGACATACTTGGCGTTGCCGATACGCCGAGGTGAAATTAATAAAACCGTTGATAGTTCTATCGACTCATGCGAGTTAGAAATCTCTAATGCGACCGACAAATTTACACAACTGTTATTCAAGGGTATTCCATTTACAGGCAGTCGTATATATATCTACAGAATCTTATATCCTGAGTCACTTGCGAATAACCGATTGGTTAAACCTGTGTTCATGGGGCGAGTTGACTCACCAGAACTATCTAGTGACGGCATCTTTAAGGTAACAGTCACAAGCGATGTTCCAAACGTGCGTGGCGGTCGTAGGTCGCAATACTCTTGTACATCTGTATTTGGCGATGCATCATGCAAAGCCGTTGTTAAGCAGATGAACCCAACGATTACAAACATTCAACAAACAAACAATGGATATGAAGTCACATTAAATGCCGTTGTATCCGAACAAGATTATACCAATGGAGTATTAATTGTTGAGGGTGAAGCAAGAAAAATCGTTGGTTTTATAACTAATAAGACTGTCAAGTTAGAATATCCGCTATTACAAGCGACAAACTTTTTATTAAATAAACAATGTACGGTGCAAGCTGGATGTGATAAAACTCCATCTGACTGCAAGAGACATAACAATCAAAAACGATATGCAGGATTCTTGTCCGTACCATTTGAATTTACGGTAAGAACATAGAAAGCAGGTGACATATGGGTAAAGGCGGAGGAAAAGGCGGTAAAGGTCGTGTTGGTAAGTTCCTCGGACTTGCTGCGGCTATCGCCTTTGGTTTCGGTGCTGGTGCTCCATGGGCGTTCCTTGGTGGTGTAAAAGCATTTACCGCAGCCATGTATGGTCTATCTCTCGGTTCTGCCATTGGTGGTCTGTTTGACAAACAAAAGAACCGCACACCAGAGTCTACGTTTGACTCCAAGAACAACCAAGTAACATCTGAGGGTACAATCCCAATTATTTACGGTCAGTCTAAGGCTGGTGGTTTACAAACATACCATCATATGGATGTTAACGGTCGCAAACTGTTGAAGCATGTTATCGTTGGGGAGGGCGAAATTGATGGTTTCTTCGGTGCAACTGCCAATGGATATTTACTGCCTATTAAAGATGGTAACTCTGTATCGAGGAAAGTCAATATATTCGGCATCCGAAACAATAAATGGCAAGATGCAACCGCTCAAATTACAGGTGGTTCTGCACCGTCTAAAGGCTTTAGAGGTCTAGTACAATTACCATCTACATCACAACAATCCATTTATCAAGACGATATTGACTATAAAGACTTTAATAAATACCCTAAGTTAGTACTCAAGGCAAACGGTAAGGAAACATACATTTTCTTAACCGAAGATAACACGAAGATTGACGACAAGTATTCTCTTGCGTGTAATACCTTTGGCAAAGTCTACCAAATTATCTTAGGCGACACATATTTATCTGATTTACAAAAAGACGGATGGGAACTTGTTGACCCTGTTATCTGTCAAGACTCACCAAACAAAATACAAACAACAGATGTATTGCCATGTTATAAAAAAGACGTTTTCTTCACCACGAACGGCGAGCAAGATGCAAAAGACAGTACTGTTATCTTATACAATGGACAACACGATGCTGAAGCTCCATCGACTTATAAAACTACAGGTGGTTATCCAAATATTGCGTATATGGTTGCAGATTTGCGATATACTGATAAAATGGGTGCAGGAAATCCAACAATTACAGCTATCGTTCGTGGTCGCAAGGTATATGATTGGCGTACAGGGAAGACAGAATACTCTAAAAACCCAGCTGTATGTTTGTATGATTACTTAACAAACGATGTTTATGGTGCTGGTAAATATATTACACCAGATGTTCTTGACATGGAATCATTTACGGATGTTGCGAACTACTGCGATGAAGTTATTACATATAATGACCCATATGGTGTTACCAAGTCAGAAAAGCGATATGAACTTGATATTATTCTTAATGAGACAAAATCTCATTTAGAAAATATGCAGTCAATATTAAATTCGTTCCTTGGATTCGTTGTGTTTTCAAACAATAAAATCAAGCTACGGTGTGAACGATTGGAAACGCCTGTATATGCATTTAATGACGACAATATCGTTGAAAACTCTTTATCCTATAAAGGAGCATCTATTGAACAAAGTCCAAACAAGTTTAATTTGACTTATGTTGAACCTGCATTGGATTATACTGCGGTTAAATTAATTGTAGAAGATGCGACAAACCAATTACCACCACCGATTGGTATTGGTCGTCCTGTGGAGCAAGACATTGAGTTCAAAGGTGTCCGCAGACAAACGCAATGTTTACGACTTGGGAAAATTGCACGAGACATTATTCGTTTGTGTCCGATTACTGTCACATTCAAGACAGGTCTTATGGCTTCTCATCTTGAAGCTGGCGATGTCGTTACAATCACAAAAACATACATTGATGAAAACGGCGAAAAACAAACCTTGTTTGAAAACCAACAAGTTCGTATTGTCGAGATGAAAGAAGAAGACGGTACGTTTGAAATCTCTGCTAAACAATACAATCCGTCAATCTACGACGATGCATTTGGTGCATCCTTAAAAGTATTCGCTCCAACAGGTGATAATTCTAAAGAAATTAATCTGTTACCAGAAACTGTTAAGCCTGTAGAAAATGTATCTGTTGAACAGGTATACCGTCAAAAAGTCAATGGTATTCCAACATATGATGCTATGCTTGTGTTTACAGAGCCAAACGATGTTAACTATGGATACTCACAAGTGTCTGTTCAGATTGAACGCAATGGTGTACTTGGTGATTGGAAAGTTTATGGTGTTAGCCATGGTATAATGCCTGTGATTGGCTTAAACAAAAACGATAAAGTTCATTTCAGAATTATACCATATGATTCTAAAGAATTACCACACGAAGAGTCAATGGTAACATACACACATACGATTGTTCCAAAAATTGGTAATCCATCTGCACCAGAGAATGTTACCATTAGATTTACAAAAGAGAGTGTAACTATCTCGTGGAAACGTGTAACAACCGCTGATATAGACCGATATGAGGTACGCTCATCTGAATCTCTTACAGAGAATAATCTGTTATTAATGACATCTGAAATCAGCGGAGAGATTGATTTAACACGAATTGGTCGAAGTGGTACTGTTTGGGTCTATGCAGTCAATTCAGAGGAAGTCTATAGTGCTCCTACTAAGTATGGGTACAATCTACCAAAACCAACCGCTCCATCCGTGACAATTAAATCATTCTTACAATCTTTTAGAGTAAACTATAATGCTATACCAAAAGGCTGTGAAGCTGTTGTTCGTATTGACGGAACAGACTATAGAACTAAAGAACCTTTGTTTGTCTACAATAGCGATGGCGGTTTATATAACGTATCCGTAGCCTTTGAAGACTACTTTGGACTCGGTGAGTTCTCTCCTGAGCAAACAGTCCAAGTCAAAGCAACTATTGATGCAGAAATGCTGGATAGAGAAGCTCTTGGGTTGACTACGATTGAAGATTTTGTGTCTACTCTTAGTGATAAAGTAGATGGTATTAAGAACGATGTAACCGCAAACACAACCAAGATTTCTAATACAGAAAACACACTACGGTCTGAAATCACACAATCTAAGAATGGGATTCTAACTCAAGTTAACGCTATTGATGGTCGTGTAACACAAATGGTTCAAACCGTGAATGGTATCTCGTCAACTGTACAAAAGAAGATTGACGATGCTAAAGCGGAAATGTCCTCTCAGTTAACACAGACTGAAAAAGCAATCCAGCTTAAAGTGGAAGAGAACTTGACAGGCGACAAGCTGGTATCGAAAATCAATTTGTCTTCCGCAGGCACATTGATTGATGGTCGATTGCTTCATGTTACAGGTCAAGCTAAGTTTGACGACAACATTATTACAGACAAAATGTTGCAAGCCAATGCAGTAACTGCTGACAAAATTAAAGCTGACTCCTTAAGTGCCATTAGTGCTAACTTGGGGGATGTCCATAGTGGTACAATCGTAAGCTCTACCATTAAAAATGACAACGGAACATTCTCTGTAGACCCAAATGGCAATATCCGTGGTGCGAATATTACAGGTTCAACCATTAGTGCTGATTCAATATATAACTCTGGCTATAAAGTTAAGAATATAGACTATGCAATTCTTACTGTAGCTCACGGTCAAGATGTTCCAACGATTGGCAACTATAGTGTTAACGAATGTACATTTGTTCCTATTGGGTATAATTTTACAGAAAAATACAACAGTAACGCTGGCGATTACGATGGTAGAAAAAGATATGATGTAGCCAATAAACGAAAAATAGGGAGATGCACTATTTATCTACAAGGTCAACAACCATGGATTTATTCTCAATACGGAGCTAAAGATTTAAACTGTGTTGTTGGACTTAACAATAGAAAAGCTGTATGTGAAAGTACATGGAATACAACAACTCACTATAGCAACCGTGGTGACAGAGACACCGAATGGATTGCTTTAGGTGTTCTTTATGTTCTTGTGATTGGCAAGAAAGGTTAAAACATATGTTCTATATATTTGACAACAACACTGGTTTATGCGTATGTTCATCACCAATTGAAGTACACATAGATGGCACAACCGCCATTGAAACAGAACAGTTCTACAACACATGGGAAATTCAGTTGGTAAACGGCGAGATTAAACCTTATGTGATTGAACAACCAGAGATTAACCCAGAAGAACCACAGAATCCATCAAATGGTTCTTCTCAAGCCTTAATCTTTAGAATTAAACATGGGGATGCCGTTTACACGGAAGAATACCCAAGTTCTAAATACAGGGCAACAATCGTATCATTCCAAATGGCAGACGACAGATTTAATTCTCCAAATGTTGGTGCGATTGTTAAACCTCCAGAGTTCCCATTGTATCGTGGCTCTGACTATCTCGTTGGTATCAACTCAGATGGTATTGCTTATTGTAAAAATAATAGCACATCATTTGAGCATACAATATCTGGGTGGATAACTGTTGTACTAAATATAATAAAGGCAGGTGATTAATATCAACTATGTGATTGATGTACCTGAGACATTACATACTGGTGCTGATTGGGAACGTCTGTATATCATCAACAGTCAAAACCCTGATTTTACACTAGATGATGCATCTGCGGTATGTAAAATCAGAGACATGAAAAATAATGTCTTGTGTACGGCAATGTGTTCGATTAGTGGCAATCAAGTCTTGGTACAAATTGGATATGATACAACTCTTGGTATTGATGAACGAATACGCAAGGGTAAATACGATGTGTTTCTTCTCAAGGATGATAAGTCCTATAAAGTTTGCATGGGTGATATTGAGATTATCCATGACATTTCTATGCATTAAATTTTTTACAGGAGACAAACTATGGCAGATGATACTATTACAAAAATTTCTTTGGTTGACCCTATACAGGTCAATGTTGCTATACCAAATTTTGAGGGAAAAGCAGGGAAAGACGGTATAAACGGTAGAGATGGCGATGATGCATATCGTGTTGCCGTCCGAAACGGTTTCATTGGTACGGAACAAGAGTGGCTTGCAAGTCTGCAAGGCGGTGGCACAGCCAAAGCAGAGCAAGCACGACAAAAGTTGCTAGAAAATAACATCTGGTGTGACGACTCCACCGTAGACTCTGTGTTGAGTGCACTATTAGGTAACTGGGGCAAACCAATGCCACGAACAAATTATGCTCCAATGGCTTTACAGTCTACAATTTTGGTTGGTAACCCAAATCTAACCTTTACTGGTGAGCCACATTTTAAATTAAAAGTTGACAATAAAACTGTTGAATTTGGTTCTAATGGACTTGCGGAAGTAGCTGTTTCAAGTTCTAATGCAGGCGACTCCTATGTGGCACAATATTTTGGTTATGTTGACAATCACATCTCGGACATAAATATTTCCTTTGGTCGTCTAGCTTCTGTATTTGACAAAGGCTCTTTGGTTGAGACAAAAGAACTCAGCTTAGGCGGTAGTGACAAGGTCAATGTTTCAATTTATGACAACAAGGTTGTTGAGTTAGCTCATGTTGGTGACAAACGTATGCAACCAACTCTCGGTCAAAGCGAGTTCCAAAAAATCAAAGACTATGTTAAGACTAAAGTCGGAGATATTGAAACATTAATCATAGACGATGCTCTCACTAGCCAAATGTGGGCTCCTTACAATAACTCATCTTTGAGAAACATTGCACAAGGTATTGGACATGGTGTAAACCTCCGTCTTGATTTCTCTTACTATCAGGCACAAGGATATGGAAGTCAAGAAGAAAAATTCTTTAGTCGTGTTGCTTCAGACGACAATCGCTCTAAATGGTATATTGGTAAAGCTATCCAAGTTGGTGATTCCAATGTTATGATATTGAAACCTACTGGATATAACATTATCTATCGTTATCATACCAACACCATTATGGAATCTCAAGATGCTCTATAGTAAAACAATAGGGGAGACAACCATCGTCTCCCCAAGTTTTACATATGTTTATAATTCGTAAGAAAGGCAATCAATGGAACTATTAACAATGATTTCTTTGATATGTGGTATACTTGTGTTTGTCGGAAGTTTCATTGGCTTTGTTTTTAAAGTCATGATTATTTCCCCATTAAAAGTCTCTATTGACAATCTATCTACAACTATTGCTGCAATTCTCAAAGATATTGAAACAGGTCGTGTTGACCGATACAACATGTCTATTAAACTTAGTGGCATGGAAAGCGACCTTAAACATATCGGACAACGTATTGATGCCTTAGAGGAATATTCTCGGAGGTAATTAATGAACTCACTATTCATAAAAGCTAGAGAATATTGGGATAAACTAAGAGAATCTCATGGGAATATTCACTCCTTACAATTCGTAAAATTTGTAATTACCACTAGTTTTATTCCGATATTTATTTATTTGATTGTATGGTTATACGCAATCTATGCAATGCACATCGGATTAAACGTGAATATTCTCGTGTCTCTCTTAACGGAGTTGCGATTGTTCGTCTCCGTAATCTTCTCTACACAGACAGTCACAGGCTTGCTTGCTTATGGTGTTGCTTTAATTGACTCGGACGGTAATGGTGAGTCAGACGAATTAGATGCAAAAGCACACGCAAAACAGCCACAACAAAACAATGTTATAAATAATAATGAAATGGGTGATACGAAATGAGACAATTAACAAAAGACGAATTAATGGAGATGGCAACAAATGCACAAGGCTATATCGACCATATCTATTTGCATTGGTCTGCTGGTCATTACAACCAAAGTCATACCGATAAATACCACATCTGCATTGACAAAGACGGCAATATGTATACCGATGTTGATTTGTTTACGGAACACCGTGACCATACGTATATGCGAAACAGTCGTGCCATCGGTATCACGTTAAACGGTTGTTTCGATGCCATTAGTCCGACAAACATGGGTACAGAACCACCGACTGAAAAACAAATTTATGCCCTCAGTTGGTTGGTGGCATTACTTTGTGTACAAATCGGTATTCCGTTGGATATTCAGCATGTAATGACCCATGCGGAAGCCGCAGATAATAAAGATGGTATGGACTTGTATTATAACGACCCAACACCATACCCAAATAATACCTACGGTCCAGACTCAACGTGCGAACGATGGGATTTATGGGTATTGCGTGAGAATGAACAACCGTGGTCTGGTGGAGACCAAATTCGTGGTAACGCACGATTCATCGCAAGCAATGAATGGGGTATCAGCCTATGAGGTATCATATTGCAAAACCACCATTGTGGAAAACGGTTGGTACAGTCTTTTCGATATGTCTAATTGGATTATTCGTGTGCGTGTATCTATTATTTAGTGGTATACATACACACGAAAAACAATTACAAGAAACCGAGCAAGAGTTGCAAGTCACACGGATGCAACTGCAAGTAACAAAACAAGAGAGAGAGTCGTTAAAACAAAAGATTTCAATATTAGAAAACCTTGAATACGAGCGTGGCACACTTGTGCCACCGCCACCACAGGAGATACGATGAATGAAAATGTTAGAACATACATTATGTCGAATCCAAAGCGTAACGGTATTATTATTCTTGGGATTATTCTTATGTGTGCCATCTGTATCTGGAGCTACATCAGAGCAGACGGTCGTATTGACACAAAGCCAATACAACGTGCTAATGAAGAACTTCGACACGCTGGAGAATACAATAGACAGTCAGTTGAATACAATCAACGAGCTAGAACAGCAGTTGAGCATAGCCAAGATGTCAACGAACGAGTCACAACAAGCGTTACTCGAAGCCTTGAGTCAGCTAAGAGAGCAGAAACAGCTATTGATAGAAGCACAGAACTCGTTAAGGCAGCAAGAACAGATGCTACAAATGCAAAAGCTATCATTAGAGAAAGCAGAAATATACTTGAATCAGCAAAAAGAGATAATCAAGAAAGCACAACAACAGAACCGCAACAGTAAAATTTTAAACATTGTTCTTGGAACTGCCCTTGTGTATAAAATTGCCAAGGGTTAGCGGAGGTGGTCTTCTTCATCTCTCTAGCGGACAAGAGTGGATGTCCGATATCGTCTTTTTAGTATGTTAAATATTCTACATAATATAAATGGGGAGTATACCAACTAAGGTATACTCCCCATTTTTTGCGTTTTACGCATTATTTTGTTTTAATTCCAATGGCTTAACCTTTGTGATTGTGTCGCCACGCACTTGGATATAATATCCAACACCAACTTTCATTTCCACCAAGTAATTAGACCACATGACATATTTGTTACCAACATGGTCGAATACATATGCCATAGGTTTGCCTGCCTTGGTTGTCTTCGTTTTGAAATCAGACACAATGATTGCCTTGACATCACGACCGTTTGCCAAATTCGTGTTATATGCCTGTAATGGGTCTTCAAATGTGCATCCAAGGTATTCATACCTAAGAGAGACCACAGGCACCTTAGAGCTTAAATTTGGCGATTCTACGAGCATTATAGAATTATACTTGTCTGTCCATTCTTGGATTTTCTTTTCGATGTTCTGTTTCTTTTTATCCAAAGACTTTAATTCTTTGTCAGAGAACAATCCATCGTTTGTATACATAGTCTCTTCGTGCTGTTGTAACTTGGATTGCCACTCATGTATTTTATCCAAAGCGTTCTTGCGGTCTTTATCGTATGACTTATACTCAGGGATTAAAGCCATGAGTTTATGTGTATCTCCCAAGAAGTCCAATGCACCACTACCGACGAGACCCTGTAGTTGCAACTTAGTGTACTTACTAAAGATGGCATCTACGGTGTATTCATGTGGTTTTTCAATCTTGTTGATACCCTTGATATACGCAAGACCAACACGCACAGAGCCATCCTCAACTGTCCACTGGCGGTCACTGTGGCGTAAGTCAGGTGGTAATATCTTGATGCCCTTACGTTGCATCTCTTGGATGTACGGCAAGATTTTCTCTTGATTTCCATCTTCGGAATTGATGGTTGCGACATAAAACTCGAGCGGATAGTGTGCCTTTAAGTATGCCGTTATGTATGCCATATAACCGTATGATTGAGAGTGAGAGTTGCATACGACCAAGCCGTTGTTGACAACAAATGTATGGTTCGGATGTGCCATTTCAACATCGTATACATCTTCAACACCGACATATGTAATAGACTTGATTTTGTCTTCTACGATGGTATATCCGTGGTCGCCTTTTTTCGCACGACCATGCTTGTAATGTTCTTTTTTATGGCAAGAAACACACAACCATTGGAAGTTATCCGTATCATTATTTTTACGGTTAAAGTCTTTATGATGCATCTCAAATCGTGTTGACCCATACGCACAACCACAAATCTCACAAGGTTTTTCTTGTTGTTTTGCAATCTCAATGGCATCTTCAAAATTACGTGTCGCACTATAGTTTTGTCGTTGGAAACCTCGTTGACCTTTGGTTGGTATATTTGTAGAGCGTTCCAATTTGGTCAAATTATATGTTTTCTTAACAACATTTCTATCACCCTTAACATATAATACGTCACCGACTTGTAATTGTTTTAGATACTTAATGCCCTCTGGCGTTGGAAACTTATGTTTCATTGTTGCTTTCACAAAAGAACCATTTTCTGTTTCCACCATATAAACATCGTTTTTACCCTTATAGTAAATGTCAACAATATCATTGATTTTAATTGCATCATCAACAATACTTAATGATTTACCGTAGCCATATCTATGATATTTACTATTTAATGCCTTATGACCGTTCTTTTTCGCCCATTGTCTGTCGTGCATTGTTTTATACATCTCTGCGATAGACAATGGTTTATGACGACCTTTGTCACGATACAAGATTGTATCCCCAGAGATACAATGGTTAAACGAGTACGAACCAGCGGCAACAATCATATCTAAAATCTGTTGTGCCACCTCTGGGTCTGTACCTGTGGATT